CGGCACTTATGTCGGTACGCGAACTTGATATTTCAGGCAGCGGTTTGACTTCGCTGCCCAACTCCAATCCTTCTCCGATATTCGGTTTGAATACCAGCTCTGGAAACCATAATTTTGCGACGTTTGTCCCCGCGAACTACCTTGTTAACGGATTTAGGTTGAGCGGTACTGTTCCTGCGGGTACTACTGGCCCTTCGCAGGGCACCTCGTATCAAACTCTGGCTCAGCAAAATATGTACGCATCCGGCAGATTTGCCGTCTTCTTTCGCAATCTGACATTTTCTGGATCGCCGCCTTCGGGATTTAATAGGCCGAGTACCGGCACGGCCTACATGCTCCATGCAGCATTGCGCGAGAGTAACAACGTCACTACTTACTTTTTCACCGTAACTGATCGCCATGATTTGGAAAAGCAACGTCCGACGTATATAACACTATCTGGGGTAACCGGAGGCGAAGTTGCTATTTATAGCATATTCGGTGGGATGCCGTTTTTAGAGACTTTCACCGCCGAAAATTGCCCCAATCTGACGAGATTGTCGTTGATTGGCTGTCCGTTGCTGAAGAAGTCCGTCATCAGGAACTGCCCGCTACTTGGGACTGGCGACGTAACGACTGGAGGATCCGCAGTGCGTAGCGTGTTTCCTGGAACCGCTGCGGGAACCGCTCGCTGGACCGGTATTTCAGGTCAACTTACCCACTTGGAAATCGAAAATTGTCCCAGCGTGATTCACGTTGTTCGTGAGCAAGCGCCGTTTGACCGAAACAATTTTGATCGTCTAATCATCAGCAATGTGTTCGGCGTCACCAGCGGCCAAGGCCAGATCAGCATCTCAACCACGACCGGCACTGCTGCTAATGGCTACGGCATTATCTGCCGCAACGGAATTCAATTAACGAATAACTCTCAGATGACCGCCAGTAACATCGAAACTTTTCTTTTCCGATTGGGGAATTGGTCGTTCTCGCCGTCCCTGTCAACTGACAGCAATGTGATTAGCTTCGCGGGCACGCCCTATCCGTCAAGCCGAAGAGCGATAGTTGGCGGCTACGATTCTGGTAAAGCAACGGCCATCAGCCGTGGATGGCAAGTTATCGACCCGACGTTCGTCTAGTTGCGCTGATTGTGAACCACGTTTATTATGAATGAAATGGCCGGCAAAGAATCAGACCACTTCCTAGACGCTCAGCGGCTTGTGCGGCTTGAGACTAAGGTGGACCTCATTTTGGACAACCAAGAGAGGTTCGGTAAGGTCTTCGATAAGCACGACGAGAGGTTGAAGCACCTAGAGACGGCAAAGTCCTCCATATACGGAGTGGCAGCGGCCATAGCTGCAATGTCCGCTTGGGTATTTGACAGCTTCCGACACCTGATGAATAGGTAATAACCTGAACACCGCAAAATGTATGAATCTCACTGAAATCCTTACTCTTATCTCCGGACTGAACTGGCTCGAAATCATTGGCGCCCTGACCACTGTTATGGTCGGTCTGATCGCCGTCTTTGAGCTTATACCGGGCGAGCAGCCGGAGAAAACCCTGCGCGCGATCGTCAACGTGATCGCCAAGTTTTCGCGCAAGTGAGACGGGCTTTTATCCTTGCTTGCGGGGTTCTACTCGCGGGCTGCGTGACCCCGAAGATTGGGTTTGGTTACGATTTCGTTAACCAGCGAGTGACTATTTCGGTAGAGCCGACAGGAAAAAGCGTAGTCAAGCCGACCCGGTGAACCAGACTCAGATCAAGATTATCCAAGAAACCGTCGGGACTGAGCCTGACGGCTTTTGGGGACCCAAGTCCGTGGCAGCCGCCCAGCGGCATCTTCGGGGGCTGATGCCGGCATCAAAGCCTTGGCCTAAGACTACGCAAGCGGCGCTGACCAACTTTTACGGGCGTCCCGGACATGTCCTGCTGGAGCCGGTTCCGGTGCCGTACAAGATGTTTTTGTACAACGGCCCTTCGACTGTGAAGACGATAGCCGTTCACGGAAAGCTCGCGCCGAGTTTCGAGCGAATTCTCAAAGCTCTCGGGGAGCGCTACAAGACCGACGAGGCCCGTACGGAAGCGGGAGTGAATCGTTTCTTCGGAGCTTTCGCTAATCGCTCGATGCGCGGCGGCAGCTTGCCGAGCCTTCATGCCCGTGCCGCTGCTGTAGACCTCGATGCCAATCGAAACGGAAATCTTACCCATTGGCCGACCAAGTCGCGGATGCCTTTCGACGTAATGGAAATCTTTGCCCGCGAGGGTTGGCTTTCCGCCGGAGCGTTCTGGTCCCGAGATGCCATGCACTTTCAAGCCACTCAATGACTGCCGAAGAATACCGCAAAAACGAGCTGTTCCGCCCTGCGTTGGCTGGAACTCTACGAGAACCGCACGTTCAACGTGCTATCGACATTCTCAAGGAACTGGGCGAGCCGCTTGAGATGCCTACTCCTCCCGGATTGAATTTTATGGAATGGAACGCCATGCAGAACGCTCGGCGTGAAGGCTACTTCCATGCACTTCGCTCGCTTGAGCGACTCGCAATGCCCGCCCGACTAGCCCCGTCGGCCCGAGATCTGATGCCGTCACTCGTTGAAGAATAATTTTATGGACAACCAAACCACTGCTCCGGCTTCGGCCGACAACACTCCGTCGCCTGATGAGGCGGGCGGTTCACTCAGTTTCGATGCAGCTCGCGCCATGCGCGAAGCTTTCGAGAGTCCTGCGACCGAAACCGCAGCGGCTACTCCTGTCGCACCAGCGCCAGCATCCGCACCGGCTCCGACGGCCGAGGCTGTTAAGCCAGAGGTCAAGGGGCCTTCGGCGGATTCGTTGGTCGCCGCGCTCAAAGGTAAGAAAGATGAGCCAGCAGCCCCGAAAGACGACGATCTAGAAGAACCTCCGGGCGACGACATTGCGCCTACGCCTGGAGCCAAAACCAAGTGGGCAGAGCAACGCCGCGCCTTGAAAGAAGAGCGGACGCGTCGCCAAGAGCTTGAAGCCAAGCTTGCTGCGTTGGAATCCAAGCCCCGGGAGGCCGATCCGACCGAACTGAAGGCAATGCGGGAGCGCATTGACGCTCAGGAACGTGAGCTGGAAATCGCTCGCGTCGAAGCCACCCAGGAATACAAAGAGGCCGTGGTCGAGCCGTTGCGGCGAATCGACGGCATAATCTCCGCAACAGCGAAGAAGTACGAAGTCCGTGAAGCGGATCTTCGCACGGCTTTTGCCGAATCGGACTCCGAGCGCCAAACCGAGTTGCTGGTGGACATTGCGTCGGGGATGAACGACCTCGACCGCTTCCGCTTGTACGAGCTGGCCGAGGAATTTCGAAAAGTTCAAGGGATCCGCACTCGGATCGCCGGCAACGCCAAGCTCGCCAACCAGAAGCTCGACGAGCATCGTCAAGCGCAAGCCGCCAAGGCCCAAGAGGAAATGGGCCGCACCTACAACGCGTCAATCGACGCAGTGTGGAAAGCCGTCGAGGACAACGTTCCGCTTTTCCGCAAGCGGGAAGGGGACGATGCGTGGAACGGGGCGATCGACAACGTCGTGCAGACTGCGCGATCCGTCGATATTGATCGCCTTGAAATCCCGCAACGCGCCGATTTTGCGCTTCGGGCGGCAGCGGCGCCGTTCCTCTACACGCAGCTCACAAATCTTTTTGAGAAATATCAAGAAGTGTCGTCTGCCTTAGAGAAATACACAGCCACGACCCCTGGGGCGGGCGGCGGAACGTCTCCTGCGGTTTCTCCTGATGGCGGAGCCGACTACGAGGACTTTCTCGACGCGGTGAAAGCAGGAATGGGCGCATAGGTGTATATTAGCGGATGGTCTCCCACGACATCACAATTCCGCAAGGCACGACTTGGTCGTTGGATCTTGTCTACAAGCGCGGCGGCGTCCCGGTGAGTTTGACGGGGGCGTCTGCACGTATGCAGCTCCGGACCAGCTACGACGCTCCGACCGCAGCGATTTCATTGACGAACACGTCGGGAATTACTCTGGGAGGGACGGCTGGGACAATTAAGGTGTCGCTTACCGAGGCACAAACGCAGGCTCTTCCTGCGGGCCGATACGTCTACGACTTGGAGCTTGTCTTAAACAGCGAAGTCACGCGGTTAATCGAAGGCGTGGCGGTTTGCACTCCGGAGGTTACGCGCTAATGGCCGAGGTGATTGAAATCATCGAGGCTCCGAAAGTGGTAGTCGAGATTAGTGAGGCCCCGAAGGAAGTAGTCGAAATACCGGGGGCGAGTGGCCCGGCTGGCCCTGTTGGCCCCGTCGGTCCGAGTGGCCCGGCTGGCCCTGTTGGCCCCGTCGGTCCCGTCGGTCCCGCTGGCCCTCAAAGCTCGTATCCCGGCTACGTGGGCGAGTACGATAACGGCGCGGATTACGGAATTGGGGCCGTAGTTAGCACGCCCGTTGGCAGTCCCTACGGAGGGCCGGGCCAACTTTTCGTCCGTGTCTCAAACCCCGGAAATCCGGGCTATCCTCCCGGCACTTCTTCGTGGTCGAGCGTGTTCGCCCTACCCCTCGCTGGAGGAGCGCTTGACGTTGACGCTGAAGTAACAGCATCCACCTCGCCTGACGGCAATGACCGCAGCGTGCATACCGAGTTCGGCGGCTGGGGATTCGGAGTCAAAGAGAAGATCGACGGCACAAACACGGGAACTCAGGCGACGATGGAGCCGGACGGGTTCCGAGCCTATTCGGATTCGGATCCTACGAAGTCTACGCACCTTTCTAGCACCGCGCTGACGCTGGACAACGGCGCGAAGCTACGCAAAGGAACAACCGACGCAGGCAACGGCGGATACAAAGGCATTGCGCTTGAATGCTCGGCGCAATACGAACTGAAATGGGAGGCGGGTCGGCTCTATGCTATGGAACAAGACGGGTTCACAATTCGTCGCGTTGAGCATTGCGGAACTTCAGTGCCGCAGACCGCCGATGATGTAACCAAAGGATTTATTGTGGGATCGCGGTGGGTTTTAAATGACGGAACCCTATACAGGTGCGAAAACTCGACCGAGGGCGCGGCAGTATGGAGCGTTGTTTTCACTCCAACTTCACTTGTTTATACGTCAATGTTGCCAGACGTTCAAACGCATGGTGGTTCCGGTTCAGTAATGGCTGGACATCCGACTAAATACGGGGGCAGTCGTGGGAGTATTCGGCTTAATGGCGGTAATTCTGGGGCGGCAGATGAGGATGAAGGTAACGGAGGAGATTCTGGTTCTATTAATTTAAGCGGAGAGGTCGGGCAACTTGTGGCCCCTTTTAATGCGTCTGGCAGCCGAAGTGGAGGAAGCGGGGGTTCTCTGCTTATGAACGCGTCTGGCACATTAAGCGGCGGCTCCATCAATACTTCAGCGGGGGGTGGCAGTATAGACACCCGCGCCAAGGGAAGCATTCAGTTAGGAACCGACGGCCAACGCACCACGCTCACAGGAACAGCGACGGCTAACAGGTCTATTGCATTGCCCGATGCCAGCGGAACTCTCGCGGTTATGCCAGAAACACGGATGGTTTATTGGGTGGGCGATGGGTCCACCGATGTTGTTAATGCTACCACGGGCTACCTAAAAACAAGCAGAGGCCTTCAACCGCCTATGCCAATCGCGGCGAGCCGCGACCTCTATCTCACGGTTCGCAATGTTACTGGGCAAAACCGAGCGATTATTCTGCCTCGTCAACAGACGCAGATTGATGGCAATGGGGATACGAGAGACATCCTCAATTTAGGTCCACCCCCAAGCGCACATACCGACAAAGCAAAAAACGGGGACCGGCTTATTTTAGACTATAGAGCATCGACTAATTCAACACTTACGGTCAAGGCTTACCCTTTTCAACTGGTAACTCTCGCCAATGTTGGCGGCGTCTTCATCCCGTATGTGGGTTACTACACGAATCTTTGGGGCGGGACCCCATTGGGCATAGAAAATTACTCACAATGTGATCTGCTCACCATTACAGCAGAGGGTTTATACGCATTCGAACTTGTGGACGGGGCATGGGCATATCGCGGCTTGGTGTCGGGAATTCATACTCATGGAAGTTTGACTAGCGATGGGAAGCTGGGAACTGCCGCAAATTGCTATGTTACTACGACAACGGGCGGTGCAATTATCGCTGGCGGCAGCTTTTACAATAAATATACTCAGACTGTCACCGCCAGCGGAGCAAACAGCACAAATCCTTTATCTTACGGAAAACGATCCGAGCAGATCTTCATATTTGACGCGAACAGCGCTCGGCAATTTACTTTGTCCGCTGGTGTCCTTGGAGATGTAATCGCTGTTACCGCGCAAGCTGGAGCTTCAGCGCTTGGCTCAGTTGAAGTGTCTTCAATAACTGTTAGTTCACCGATAGCCACACTACAGGTAGGTCATAGCAGAGAGTTCATTTACAACGGAACGGCGTGGGAACTCGTTCCGCTCCGTTCTAGTGGCGGCGTCACTCAGATTGTCGCGGGAAGCAACGTCTCTATCAGCCCAACCAGCGGCACAGGCGCGGTGACGATAAACACAACTAACAGTCCTTTTGTTATTAGTGCCGCGAGCGCCTCTGGATTAGCAGGAACAACAGGACAAACCGTTGGGCCGTTTATTTCTTATTTCAACGGAACGGGCGGTGCTGGGTATTCCAGTGGCGTAGCCAAAAGACAGCGCACCTTGCATCAGGCGTGTGTTATTAAGAAAGCCTGCATCACATTGTCCTCTGGGAACGCGACAACTGTCTCTGATGGCGTGGTTTCGTTCTACAACAATACGACATCGACGGACTATGTGCTTTATAGCGGCCTCGTGGCAGACACAACGCAGGCTTTTGTGACCCATGACGCGACTAACTTGAACATCCCGGTGTCGGCTGGAGATAAATTTTCCTTTAAAATTAGTTGGCCTACTACAAATCCAGCCGACGTCAAAGTCATGGTAGACCTCTACTGCTACCCAGTCTAAACATTATGCTAACTAACCCTACCCCAATCGAAGTTCCTGCTGTCGAAGCGAAAACATACGACAAGCTCCACATCTTTTCGCTGCACGCACGCCAACCGTCAGCCTCAACCGGAGACATCACGCTTGAACTGCTTCCTGCGACATCATCCGGCGAGCTAGCAGACGAGCAACTCGTGCAGCGCATCAGCGTGACCCTGCATCCAGCTTTAGAGCAAGTTCCAGAATTGGCAGCAGCCTTTGAAGCTGTCATCTCCGCAATTCCGGCGGTCATTGCATGGATGGGCGATTCCCCAAATCTATTGCCGATGACGCCATCCCAGCCCAGCGCCATTTGACACGCTTTCCGGCTGCGTATAATTTATCTCACGCTTACGAGTAGCGGTAATACTCGGCTCTAAAAAACAACTGCGTGTATAGGCCCTTTCCGCAGAGGGTAAAGAAAACCTTGGATCTAGCGTCTGGCTCCGCAATGGCGGTTTTGGACATCACTAGGTTCATAACCACAAAACCTCTTGAAAGGAGAAATTCAGGCTTATGTCTGTATATTACGCAACAGCACCTAACATTCAGAAGTTGTTCAAAGAGCACGCCGGTTTGATTCGCAACAACGTTGCGAAGAACATCACGAACTCCGACTTCTATCTCAAACACTTGTCCAAAGAGCCTTGGCTCGACGGACAGGGCACCCAATACTCGTATCCGATTTACGAGCGCGTCCTGCCTAACACGCCGGTCACGTTCTCGACTTGGACGAGCAGCAACAACGAAGCGGGCGGCCAGTGCCGCAACCACGAAGGTCAAAGTCTTGACCGCTTCGGCATCACCCTGCGCCAGACGACTCTCAAAAAGGCAGCTCTGAACTCGCCCGACATTTGCTTGGACGATCTTCAGTTCGCTTGGCAGGTCGAAGATCAGGTCCGGAATATCATCCGCGTCCTGACTGAAAACACCCGCTGGGTGTGGACCAACGCTTACCAAGACGAATACCTCAACTCTATCGCGACGGCTAACTGCTTCGTCGTGCAGGAAGGTTCTTCGTCCGGCGGTCTCATTGCGGCTCCCTCGAACCGAAACCAGTTGTTTGCCAACGGCGACGCTTCGACCTACGCCACTGCGTCCTCCGCTTACAGCGCGGTCGATTCGTCGAAAGTCGGTCGTTTGTCGTGGAACGTTCTGGAATTCATCTACGAGCAGATGGGCTACCTCGGCGGCTCGATCAATCCGTACACTCGGGTTGACGAAATGACGCCAGTCTACGCGCTCGTTGGTGACCGCTTCAGCTTCTACGACCTGAAGATGCAGGACAGCAACGTCCGTGACGACTTCCGTCACGCCTTCGAGGGCTCTGGCAACAGCAGCCCGTTGATGATGGCCCCGGGGCTGTCTGGAGTTTATCGTGGATTTAAGTTTTTCACGGTTGAATTCCCGCCGAGATACACGCTGATGGCAGCGGACTCGATCAACTCCGTCACAGTTACTGCGGGGGGATCCAGCTACACCTCGGCCCCGACGGTCACGATTGCGGCTGCTCCTACTGGCGGCGTAACTGCGACGGCAACAGCCACAATCGCCAGCGGCGCGGTTACCGCGATCACCATCACCAATCCCGGCAGCGGCTACACCTCCGTCCCGGCGGTGTCGTTCAGCGGCGGCGGTGGGGCTAGCGCAGCCGCAACAGCGGTTCGCGGCACGGGCACTTGGACCCGCGTTCATCCCTTCACTGGCTCGACCCTGGTTGACCCCAGCATTGGTCGCGCTTACGAAGTGGCGCAGGCTTACAAGGACGCTCCGTACACGGACACCGTGGTTTACCACGCGGACGTGATGAAGGTCCTCATTCCGAAGCCTACGGGTGTCGGTCAACTGAAGTACAATCCAGCCTACTCGTGGTCGGGTGAGTTCACCTGGAGGAACATCCAGGATCGCACCCTGAATCCTGACGGCTCGATCGGGTTCTTCCGGGCGCTGTATGCCTACGGAGCGAAGATCCTCCGTCCTGAACTCGGCTTCGTGATTCGTCACCGCCGCTGCCCGCGTGTGGTTGAAGCCTTCGGTTGCGGTGGTTCGATCCCGACCACTTCAGCTACGGCTCTGACGGCCTAAGTTGTTCCCAACACTGCCCCGGAGTGAACCTCCGGGGTAGAATGGGGGCAACCTCGCAAACCACATGAAATCCATCACATTCCCTGTTCCTGACGGCATGGTTCCGCCTGATGGAGTTACCGAAGGTTCGACATTCGAAGCTTTGGCAACTCTTCAGCTCGGCGCCGGCAATCTCACTCTCACCGCCATCGACGGCCTTCCCGTCGGCGACGCTCCTGCCGAAGCGGAAGCCGAACCGACCGAAGACGCCGGTTTCGACGAGGCGATGATGACCGCCCTCGCCAAGGAGTAACGCCGGATGATTATCGACCAGGAAAGACTGGTTGATGGCTTCCGAGGTATGCTTGGCATGGACGGAAGCCGCGATCCGTCTCAGATTGACCCGCGAGCAGCGGCCTATGCCGTTAACTGCACGTTCCGGGGCGGCGGCGGCCCCCGCACTCGTCCCGGGTTTCGGCAGATCCCAAGCTCGTTTTGGCGCACTGACGACGGAGTCGCGGGAGAGCGGTCGTCGGATTACTTCACAGTCTATGTCCAAGCGGGGTTGGTTTTCCAAGGGGCGTTTATCTATGAAGACCCCCGGGATGACGCGCCAAGCCAAATCCTAATCGCGGTCGATGGCCGCTTGTTTGCCATTACCCTGAGAAATCGCTCGTGTCGTCCAATTTGGGGCCTCACTGATCGCTTCGTCCAGACTACCGACGTGTATCTCTGTCAAGCGGATCGCTTCGTCATTATCCAGGATGGCGTTGGGGAGCCTCTCGTCTACGACGGCGTGCAAGTGCGTCGGGCTTCAGCGTATGGAAATCCGACCATTCCGACCGGCAAGCAGATGGCTTTCGGGCAAGGGCGGCTTTTTGTAGCGGTCAATGGCGGCAGGGAAATCATGGCCGGCGATTTGATCTACGGCGGCAGCACACAATACGTGGACATCGACTCCAGCGCGGAGGGATTTCCCACTGTCTTTACCACAAAGGCAGAACACAACTTTGTTATTGGCGACGCCATCACGATTAGCGGCCACAGCAGCGTCCCCATGATCAACGGGAGCTACGTAGTCAGCGACGTCCTTTCGACTACCAAGTTTGTTGTGCCGGGGGCGGTGGCGTCCGAGGGCGTCGGCGGGGTTGCGGTTCGTTTCGCCCAAGGCGAAGCGGCCGACCTGTTGCGCTTTTCCGAGCATGGGTTCCTGGCGGAAGGCGGCTCGTTTGCGCTGCCCAGCCAGATGGGGCGGGTGAAGAGCTTGGCCTTCGTGCCGATTCAAGATGACGCGACAGGGCAGGGAGATCTCGTAGCGTTTTGCGAGCGCGGTGCTGCTTCGTTTGCGGTGTCGGCGCCCCGCATTGACTGGAAGATCACTAGAGGTTTCCAGCGCGTGTTGTTTTTGGATATCGGAGCCGCTAGTCGATCTGTCCAAGTTGTGAACGGCGACATCTTTTTCCGCAGCGCAGAGGGCAACGGCATTCGCACCTACCGCAGCGCACGGGCTGAATTCGACAGCTTCGGCCAGACGCCCATGTCGGCAGAGATTGATCCAATCCTGACCCGGGACACGCTATGGATGCTCGACGGAGTTTCCTTTGCCTATTTTGACGATCGGCTTTTGATGACGTGCTGGCCGGAAGGCCGCAAGAAAGCGGTCGCGGGGGAGGGGACGCTCAACAATGCTGCTGCGTTAGTGACCTCGATACCGACGCCCGTCGTCTACAATGGGATTGTTGCCTTGGACTTTCGCAGCACGGCAGTCAACGCAGGGAAATCGGCGGCAACCTACGACGGAGTCTGGACGGGGTTGCCGACCCTGCAACTTCTGAGCGGCAACTTTGACGCCGTGCAACGGGCGTTCGCTATTTGCTTCGTCAACGCTAATAGTGCTTCCGGCGGCCAGCTCCAGCTCTGGGAGCTAACCCGCGACGAAGAGAACGACATTGGGGTCAGCGAGCAGCGCATCGTCGCTTCTATCGTGCCGAAGGCTTTTCAGTTCGAGGAGCTGATGTCGCTGAAAAAGCTGCTTCGCTGCGACGTCTGGTTTGATGACCTCGGCGGCGGACCAGATCACGACTTTGAGGCTCAAGTGTGGTATCGGCCGGACAACGCTCCGGAGTGGATTTCGTGGTTCACCTTTACCAAGTGCTTTCACACAGAGACCGCGCTAACTGCCGAATTACCGAACGGAACGGCGGTTCCGTATCTGGCTCGGGGCTACGTGCCGCAGCAGCGGTCGCCCATTCCTCCGTTGGACGCGAACCCCGCCACGGCGGTTCCGGCGTACCTCGGCTATGAGTTTCTCCTGAAGATCGAGTGGAAAGGCCGCGCTCGGTTGACGCGGGTTCTCATGCACAGCTTGAAACAAACCGAAGCGGTGGGAGGAGCGCAATGAGCTGCACGACTCTGATCGCCAGTGGGCCGACTCAAGGGCCGGATAACTACTACGCGGGCGCGGGATACACCGACTCGACGCCGCCGACCGGCTGCACCGCGTTGTCAGTTACCGGCGACTTGTTGCTCGACCAGACTTTCTACGAAGCCCCGCAGGAAGCCCCTGGGGCGCTACTTTATTTTTTGCTCATCGAGGGCGGTCACTTCTTGTTGGTTTCCAACACCGACGGAGTTGCCGGAACGGCAGATGACTATAAGTTATTCTTGTTCTAATGTCTTACACCGCCAACACAACTGTGCCGAATCTGCAAGCTGCTACGGCGGTGAGTGATAGCGACCTCGTGGTCGTCAACCAAGGCGGGGTAACAAAAAAAGCCGCTGTTTTGGTCATCGAAAATAAAGTTCTGTCGGCTAAGAGCGTATTGTCCGGAGCGACGGCCAATACCGATCGATTGCTGGTGCGCCGGGGGACGACCATGTACGACGTGGAACTGTCCAGTCTTCTTCCTGCGTCCTCGGTCGGGCCGACGCAAATCGCGGACAACGCGGTTACTGGGAGCGAGTTGCAGAACAGCGCGAGCACCGACAATGACCGAGCGGTGTCCACCAACCACATCAAAAGCCGAGCGGTGACCGGCGCAAAGATCGCGACGAGTACAATTCTTCAAGAACATTTGACCGACAATTCAGTCGGCGCGGCTCAGCTTCAGGACCTCTCGGTGGATGCTGGAGCGTTGCAGGTAGGCGCAGTAAGCCAACTTGCGATCTCTAAAGACGTTGGTTCGATTTATACTGCGAGCGGCGTGCGCGGAGAGACGCGGCCCATCAATCCTTGGTCTACTTTCCTTGGCCTTCCAACTGGGCCTAAAACGTGGCCCGCGCAAGCCAACAAAGCGACAGAGACGTCAGATACCAATTACGTTCTCGCGGCGACTTTGCGGAACCACGAAATTTACAACAGGTACTGCGATTGGTTTTTAAGCGTACAAGAGTGTGCGCCTGTTTTCCCTGCATGGACAAGACCGGGGACGACAAGCGATAACATGAAGGGTGGCGCGTATTCCGGCGGGGTTCTTTTGCCGGACGGCAAAGTGTTTCTCGTGCCTTACAACGCGCAACCGGCAATCTACGATCCAGTTAAAGACACGCTGACCAATGTAGCGTGGCCCGGAGGAGTGCTGCCGTTTACGGCGCCCTATTATGCGGGGTATTCTGGAGGCGTTCTTTTGAGCGCGCCGCCGAGCGTTGGAGGCGTCAACGGAGGCCGCAGTGGAGCCGGCAGCCCCGCGTTTAGCGACGGCCCCGTCGTCGTTTGCGCGCCTTTCTTTGCTAAAAAAGCATTGGTTTACAATGTTCAGACCGGCGTATGCACCTACGGAAATACTGTGAGTGGGCTGCCTAACCGAGCATTTGGCGGTATCGTCGCTCTGGGTTCAGACAAGATAAAAAGCGGCAATCGAGTAGCGGTTGCAGTTCCCCACGCCTCGGGAAAGCCGTATCTTATCGATTCGACCGGAAACATGACAGTTTCAAGCTCGGCTGACCGCTCTTCTGGTTACGGTGCGGGGTTCAACGCAAGCACGGATGTCGCATTTGGCACATTGACTTTCGTTGCTTCATCGGAAGACACGACCGCCAGCGCGTGGGCATCGGGGAACACGGATTATCCTACGCTTGCGGTAAATAGCGCAGGCTCGGCAACGCGGCTTATAACAGTTAACCAGACCAACGGTCACTTCCTTGTTAATGGCAACACGAGCGCGGCGGTCGCTAAGACGCCAATGCCGACCGGAGGCACGGTTCAAGGGTATCGGGTTTCGGGGCTTGTACGCATGGCGGACGGCTACGTCGTAGCGGTTCCGGGTTATTGGGGCGCGTCGCATACTCCGTCGGTGTTGCTCTTTGACTCTCAAGATACTCAATCAAGTAGCCCGCAAGACGCGATAGCCATCCCTATTCCGGGGCTACAGGCTAATATTTCAGCGACCGGTGACTTTGCTAACACCTTCGCCCCCGGAAACGGATTGTTCTCCGGCGGGGTTTTATTGCCCGACGGTAGGGTCTTCCTAGTTCCCTGCACGAGCACAAAGGCGTATATTATCTCCACGCGGCGACCAGCCACGCCGCTGCCCGAAGAACTGGCCCTTGGACCCTATTTGAACAAACGATAATTTATGTCTGCACTCACTCTTACTCCCGGCACTTTGACCGACATCAAGTATCCCGCCAGCGCGCAAGATCTGTTGGTGCGCTTCGCCAACGCTTTGTATGCGCCGACCGCAACACGGACTCTGTATTCCGGAGCTTCAATGACAGGGTCGCAAGACGGAACAACTCTTTGGTTCGATACGACTAACAAAACGCTGGACGTCTACGACAACGGCGCATGGCGGACTTCGCTAGAAGGCAACACAAAGACTGCGATGTCTACGACGCCTACCACGCTGACGAACGTGCAGGTTTCCAACATCGGGAGCCAGATGGCGTTTCCGACCGGAGCAGCTTCAAATCTTGTCGCGGTGACGTTGAATGTCCGCAGTACGGCGAGCAAAGTGTTGGTGACGGCCTCTATTCCAGTCGCGACCAGCAGCCTAGCCAACGACAACTTAGTAGCCATGCTGTCAAAGTCTGGAGTGACGTCGGCGATCGCGGCGAGCTACCAACGTGTGCCCCTAGCCGACGCGTTGGTCAGCTTGCAGATCCATTATTTGGACACCCCGGGAACGACCGGCAACATCACCTACGGAGTCCGTCTTGGCAGTACGACAAGCGCCGCAACGCTCGGCGTTCTCCGCACCGCCGGAGCGGGAAACACGACGATTTATGGCTTTCTTGCGATCACCGCGCAGGAGCTTAGCGAACCTTAATGTCAACTTACCTCAACGCTCGGACGATGCTTGCGCCTTACGTCGATAACGGCGTAGCGGCGACCAATACCACGCGCATTGATCAAAGAATAGACGAAGCGCAGCGTCGGCTCATCGAGCATTTCAATTTCTTCTCCCGTCAAGAGGACGCGGATCGTGCCGCGTTGACTTGGCAGGCTGGCGGCACGACGGGAAACCCCGCCACGGGTAGCCTGATTTTGCCCGACCTCGACGCCACTAAGTCGATGATCCTTGCGCTGTGGCGCGAAGAGAACAACGACTTGGAGCGTTCGGCCACACTGGAGCAAAAAGCGTATTCTTACATCGAGCGCAAAATCACGGCCGACGTGGATCGCGAGCGTAAGACGGCGTTTCAGACTTTGGCTCTTACCGGCCAAAACACTTTTGGAGGCATGGTCGGGCGCGTCGGGCTTGAGACTGTCGTCAAATATCGGATGCCTGAAGCGCGTATTCGGTCCTACATTAACCAAGCATATCAACAGGCGATCGATCACCATAACTTTATTGCTCGGTCGGAAGAATTTGATCGCGACCCGCTGACGTTTGTCGCGCTTTCCACTAACAGTGACTCGTTTCCGGCCGCGCTTCCAGGAGAAGTCATCCGTCTTTTGACGCTGTCTTTGTTGATGGCCGACAACGGGGCTGACGGAGCCGCGATCAAAACGCAAGCCTTCGAGCTGATCCAACGCAACGTGATAACTTTGGTCGAGGCGGCCCGTAAAGGGTTTACCGGCGAAGTCGGACGTTTGCACAATGAATTGCCCGGCGGAACTCGGATTAAATCCAGTCGCCTTCAAACATATCTGGATCAAGCGGCGACTGACGCTGGCGCTCAGTGGGCATTCTTTTCGCGGCGCGAAGACTACAAACGCACAGCTCCGACGGTGTTTTCTTTTGAGATCAGGAAGAAACTCGTCGAAGCGTATACCGCAACCGCTGGCGGACAAGCTGACGTTGCAACCGCCCTGAAGCAAGAAGCCACTTTGTTAATTGAGCGCGATCTGATGGCGGCGGTAGAGGCGGAGCGGCGCGACGAACTTGGCGAGGTTGGGCAACTGCACGATGAACTGCCTGATGGCGTCAAAGTGCCGACCGCCCGCATGACCGAGTATCTGAACCAAGCTGTCTTGGACGCGACGGCCCATTGGAACTTTTTGATCCGCCGCGAGGACTACTCCACCGGCACCCTTCCCAACCCGTTCCCTTTTGAAATCCGCAAGAAGCTCGTTGAATCGTATCTCGCCACGGCGCGAGGCACCGCAACGGCAGGAAACGACAAAGTCGTTGATTTGAGCGCGAGTCTTAAATCCGAGGCGTTTTCTCTAATCGAACGCAACTTGATGGCGCAGGTCGAAAAAGCCCGGCGCGAGTACACTGCTGATGCAGACGTCGCCAAGCTGCACAACGAACTTCCCGAGGGGCTCAAATACCCGACTACCCGCCTTGCCGCGTATTTGTCCCAGGCGGTAACCGAAGCTACAGATCACTTCAATTTCTTGGCCCGTCGAGAAGACTACAACGCGACCGCGCCGACTTTCCCGTTTGAGATCCGCAAAAAGCTTGTTGAAGCATGTATCGCTGTTGCCCAAGGGGCGCCCGATATTGCCAGTCAGTTGAAGCAGACGGCGTTTGAGCTGATCGAACGCAACTTGATGACTCAAGTAGAAGCGACTCGCCGTAACGTTGCCGGAAGCCCAGAGGAAACCCGTTTACACAACGAGTTACCCGATGGCGTGAAAGTCCCGACGGCTAGACTTACGACTTACCTGTCTACGGCCGCGACGGAAGCCCTCGCTCACTACAATTTTCTGGCGAAACGGGAAGACTACAACGCGACAGCTCCGGGGACGTTCACGTTTGAGATTCGCAAGAAACTCGTCGAGTCCTACCTCGCTACCGCTCAAGCCGCTCCCGACGTAGCCACCAAACTCAAACAGGAAGCCTTCGAACTGATCGAGCGTGACCTGATGACTCAAGTAGAGGCTACTCGCCGTAACGTTGCCGGAAGTCCTGAAGAAACTCGTTTACACAACGAGTTACCCGATGGCGTGAAAGTCCCGACGGCTAGACTTACGACTTACTTGACTACGGCCGCGACAGAAGCCCTCGCTCACTACAATTTTCTGGCGAAACGGGAAGACTACAACGCGACAGCTCCGGCTACCTTTACGTTCGAAATCCGTAAAAAACTGGTCGAGTCCTACCTCGCTACCGCTCAAGCCGCCCCCGACGTAGCCACCAAACTCAAACAGGAAGCCTTCGAGCTGATCGAACGTGACCTGATGACTCAGGTAGAAGCGTCGCGTCGCGCTGTGGCTACCTTTGCAGGACGGCTGCACAACGAGTTGCCTGACGGCGTGAAAATCCCGACGGCGCGGATCGACGCTTACCTGACAACCGCCAACACCGAGGCCACCGCGCACTGGAACTTCTTGGCCCGCCGCGAAGATTACAAAGCGACCGCGCCCCTGACGTTCGACGATGAGATCCGCAAGAAGCTCGTCGAATCCTATGTCGCTACCTCCCGGGGGCAAGCCGACGCCGCTGCGGCCTTTAAGCAAGAAGCCTTTGCCCTCGTGGAGAGGAATCTCGTTCGCGGCGTCGAAGAAGCCCGGCGCGATACAACCGGAGAAATCGGGCGCCTCCACAACGAAATCGCCGGAGGATTGCAGATCCCCACCGTGAGGATGCAGACGCTGGCCGATCAAGCCGTCACAGAAATTCGTTCCCATCAGGCGTTCCTCCAACGCCGCGAAGATTACAGCGGCTCGCGCCCAGCCGTGACGTACGAGCAGAAAAAGCTGATGATCGAAAGCTACTTGGTCCCGGCCGCCATGACGCGCAAGAACAACTCCCCGACCGGATCGGTAGTAGTCGTTAATGGCCGCGATGAAGATTCCAAGTATGCCGACGCCGCTGGAGCCATAAAGGCATCGGCCCTCGCTTTGGTCGAGCGCGACATTGTCGCCATGATCGAGGACGATCGTCGGGCCAAACGTCAGCAGCTTGCCGCATCTTCGCCCGATACCTTCGGCTACCATTGGGGCCGGGCCGGACTTGAACTTCCCGAGGCTTACCGGATCTCCGACGCGGCCATCAAGCGGCTGATCAACACCGCCGAAGAACAACTCATGCTGACCGGCAAGTGGGTCGGCACAGTGGAGTCTTACACGCTCAGCGTCACCGCGACGGGCGAGTTTTTCCTGCCCCAAGAAATCGAGACGATCCTTTTCATGTCCTTCGATAACAACCCCCGCGCCGTGCATGATAGGTACTCCGAATGGCTGCGCGGCGGCCCTGGATATCGCGGGGCCGACTACACTTGGATGCAAGGCGCAGTCGATCGCGGCGAGGTCCTCGACCCCGCTGACGGCAAACTTAAGCGGAAATACTTCATCACTCTGCCCGACACTGTCCCTGTGGTCCGTATCCTCGGGAAACGGCGCTTCTTGCCTCATGCTTCAGATACCGAGAAGATGTATCTGCGGAACTTTGCCGCCGTCTTCGAGGCTGCCAAAGGGTTTCTTCTGGGAGGAGACCAGATCGCCGCCCACATGGAAAAGGCCACCCAAATGCTCGCCACTCAGATCGCACAGCAGAACTTCACGGGGCAGCCGCCCATCCGACGTGCAGTCCGCTTCATGCGGTGATATAATAACCTGTTAACCCATGATCTACGATTCACTTGAATGGAGAGACGACCGGGACGCCAAACTGCTTGAATGGTTTGGCGGAGACCGAAGCGCGCTCGCTTTCATCACAACGCTTGGCGCCATCTCCGAACTCTGGGACGCCCTTGTCGATGGAGACGAACTGCCGCCCCGTGAAGAAATCGACATGACCTTCTGGGGTGCTTTGGTCGAGCTGCCGACCAACGAGTTTTTCAACGCGCATAAAGCGAAGCTGATGCCGCTTATTTTCCAAGCCGTTATCGCTTGGCGGGATTCGGTGGAGCTGGAGCGCGAAGGACCGAGGGGTCGCGCCTATGCGTTGACGCTCCGGGACGTCCATCTCCTGATGGCTCCGATGATCGTATTGATCCTTCGAGGCCCCGAAGCCGCCCGGGAGTCGAGCCTTGAAATGTGGAAATTCTTCACCGCGAATGACGATCCAATTGAGTGGATCGGAAAGGAGGCCGCATGAGCATGGGCGGAAAATCCACCAGCGGCATCAACTCGAAGCGCGAGAGAAAGGCAAACGAAATCGCTGAAAAGACTCTTCAATATCAGCGTGAAAACGATGCGGCGAATCGCCGATTAGCCCAACAGGCGGCTCAGGCGGCTATCGATCGCGAGAGAACCTACGCGGCAGGCTACAACAGTAGTTTCGGGACGCTAAGCGACACATTTTTGGATCGTACGGAGGCTGCGCTGTCCCAGTACAACAGCGCGGCCAATCCAATTTACAGCCAGCTCGGCCAAGACATCAAAGATTACGGCGAGCGGTCGGAAGGTCTTGCCACGCGGTCGGCGCAAGAGGCGACCGATTACATGCTGGCGAACGAGGATAACTTCATTCGATTCGCCGATGCGCTGACTCAGTCGGCGTTTAACACGCGGCAGCAGCTCATCGCGGACGTCAATCCTTTCCAAATTGCCCAGCAACAACAGGCCGGACGAAACAACCTCGATATGCTTTCGGGGCGGATGCCCGCCGACGTGATGGCCGCGACCCAGAGGAACTCAGCATACGCCGCGCTCCAAGGCGGCTACGGAGCGACCTCGTCGATGGGCCAAGCGAGTCAGGCGCGTAACCTCGGCTTGACGTCGCTCGACCTTATGGCGAAGGCCGATCAAAGCGCGCAGAACTGGGCGAAGTCTATTTTTGACACTCAGATCAACGGGTTGCAGGTGACCTCCGGCCAAGTGGCGGACACGCTCGGCGTGAAAGCCAGCGACGTGATGAACATCAACCAAGCCAACAACGTTGGTTTGCTTGGCGCACAATCTGCTTTAGCAAACAGCAAACTGGCGGGGCTTAACACGGCGCTGGGCACGAGAACTGGTGCGTACCGAGACATCTTCAACAGCGGGATGGACATGAATGCCCGGACGTATGCCGGCGGCACGGCAACGTCCGATAACTCGGCTAACTTGCTAGGTGCGGCGTATCGGACTTCCGCGGCAGTCATGGGCGCGGCGCTTCAGGATTACGGCAACCAGCGCCAAGCGATCAACTCGACCGCGTGGCAGAATCAGCTTCAAGAAGTGCGGGACAGTAACGCGGGGTGGGGCAGCTTAATCACCGGACTGACGACTGCCGCTGGAGCGATTGCCGGAACCTTTATAGCTCCTGGAGTGGGCACGATGGCAGGCGCGTCCATCGGCGGCGCTCTTGGAGGCGCGGCCGCAGGAGGCATGGGCTTCGGTTCCAGCGGGAGTGCTTCGTACGCGCCGGTCCAAAGTAACGCGTCAACGAACAACGCGAATTCGCTTTGGAACACTGTCTCGGGAATGTTCAACACCGGCCAGCCCATGAATGGGGTTAATACGTTTAGCAACCGCAACTCGCTAAACGCAGCGACCACGGCCGGCGGGTATCAATCGTCTAACTGGATGCCCAGCATGGGCGGCTGGGTTCCGCAGCCACTTACAACGGGGCGTCAATGGACTGGATCCGGATTCAGAACCACAGGAACTTGATTTATGCGCGCACTATTCGAACCAATTAGCACTGCACCGCCCTGGGATTGGAATCCTATCGGCGTCGGCGTCGAAGCTTTTAACGCAAGCCGTCGCACGGCTTTGGCGCAGCAAGCCGAATCTCGGTTGCAAGAAGCTCAGGGCATCGAGAACGCCATCAAGCGGGAGACGCTGCCTTACGCGGCTACGGCGGCACAGCTTGAGCTTGAGCGGCTGCGAGCCCAAATAACGGCAAGCCAAGCGGCAGCCAGCGAATCCTTGGCGACTGCTGAATATCGGCGGTCTTTAGCTCAAGGCAGCCTCGAAGGTGACGATGATTTTTCTGGACTCTACCCAGATCAATACCGCGATCTTTTTGGTCCTGGCGCAATCGCCCCCAAAGCGACTCCAGGACAAGCGACGAAACAAGCAGCTCCGATTTCGGACGATGCGCGTCGCATGGCGCCGCAAGACATGATGGATCGGTCAGGTCCGGTGTCTTTGTCCGAACCGACAAGCGCGGCGGCCGACAATCCGTTACTGCGAACTTTTGCAGAGGCGCCTAGGTCTAACGTTCTGGACAACTTCGGGGCCGACCTTGATTTGACCGAACTTGCGCCCGTTGGCTCTGGCGCGCCCGTGCAGGATGTTTCTCAGCCGATTAGCGACTTTGAGAAAGACGAAGTGATGTCTTCAACGAGCCGCACATTGTCCCAGAATCCCCTGACAAACTTCCAAACGCCGTATACTGGCGGGGACGCAAAGTCATTTGCCAGCCAGCCGGACGCCGAAACCGAGACGCCGCAAGGGCCGTCTGATCTGCGGAGGTTCCTCCAAGCGGACAAGGACCTAGAGCGAAACATCAACGCAGCAGTCTACAACTCCAGCCGCAAAGAGGCGCCGAGAATTCAAGGAAAATACCGCACAACGCAAAAACGAATTCTAGACGAAGCCGCTACGCGTTTCGGCTTGGGGCCGCAAGAATACGACGCCCTGCGAAAGTTTGACGACGACTCGTTGAGGCTTTACGACGAATTGTCGCGGACTTCCCAAGGCGCGTACACCCCAGCTCAGCTTGTAGGCGCGGTGCAAAAAAGAAACGCCGAAAAGACAGAGGAAGCCTTTGCTGCTCTGCTTGGCAAACCTCAAAGCGGCCCTGATCCGGAAAAACTATTGGACTTGGGTAAGAAGCGGGTAGATGCGCTGACGACCGCTGCGGCCGCAACGACTGACCCAGTAGAAAAAGAGTTTCTTAACCGGGAGATCTCACGGCTAAACCGCGAAGTATCGGGGGCTCCGACGATGACGGCGCGCGATTATGTCGGCATCTGGTCCGAAAAGCGAGCCACCGCACCTGACGATGGCACGCGAAGCCAGCTCGATAAATCGTTTAATCTGCCGAACGACGACACGGTCTTGGATATCGACCGTTTCGATAACGACGCACGCACGCGGAAAGTTGACGAGGCGACGTTGCCAGCTCTCCGAGCAGCCGCCATGAAAGCGGCCCGTGATTCTGGTAGGCCCGTGATTTCGAGGGGGCGGCAAGGGATTTCAATCTTCGCGCCCGAAGATCTCACCGATGAATCTATCGGAGCGATGACGGGCAGCGCGAATCCCGCAGCGCCCGCAGCCAAACCCGCCAACGTCGCCAAACCGAATCCGTTTACGGCAGAAAATATGGATGCGGTTGACGCCTCGAACCGAGAAACTGCTGACCAGAGGTACAAAGCTTTGAGCGCACGAGCGAGCAGCGCGAAGGCTCAGCAGGCAAAGTTCAACAAACGAGCAAGCGTCGAGTTCCAAATCGCCCAGCTTACAAAAGATCAAGCGGCGATCGTTCCTTTGCCGGGAGCCGACGGACGACTAGACTATGAGTCGGCGAAAAAACAATGGAGCCTCATCGATTCCGAGCTCAAGAAACTTCGCGCTCAACTTACGGACGAAGTCCCGCGCCGCGAAGAAGCGCCCAAATCTGAGCAGCCCTCAAGAATTCAAGGAGGCTTAGATTTTGGATTAGGTGAAGCCATTTCAAAATTGCTGACTCCAGAAGAGTCGTCCGATCCCGAACTCCGAGACGAGTTCGCCAAAAACTTCAGTTGGAGATACGATGGAAAGCCGCCGAAAATCATAAAACTTGGTCGCGACAGTGAGCCTAACCGCTGGGGCGATAAAGACTATTTGGCCGAAACTTGGCCCGCCGAAGCTGAAGGGTTAGCGCCGACTGCGAAATTTGAGCTGCGTCAAATCAACGGAACTTGGTACGCAGAAGAAAAAGAGTCACCCCTGCAAAAAAAAGAAATTGTAAATCGTCTGGTTAAGCGAGCCGAAGATCCAAACGAAGCGCCTAATCTGAATACTTTAGAGCGAACAATTTTGGAAAAAGAAGGATATTATCAACCCTCCGAAGAGCCAAGCTCGCGCCGCCAAGGCGCTGGAGCCGATAACATGTTAGGCGACGCCGTAAACGCTATCTGGGGATGGAAATATGACGGCAGAGAACCCGGTCCTGCGTGGCAGGGTTCGCGGGTTTACAAAAAACGGGAATAGCGTCCGGTTGCATCATAACCTAACAACCGCTACTTTTAGCAATGGCTTGGTACGACTATCTTCTGGAGCAAGAAGACGAAGAAAAAGTTCAAGGGTTAAACCAGCGGCGGGTGTCTTTAGATGAACCTGCCGAGCTGGCGATACCCCAAGAATCTGCGCCCGAGCAAGAACAGGAGTCGGCTAAGAGCCTTTTGCCTTCGTTGGCCGACAGCTCCCGAGGGTTAAACGTCGGAACCAGATTCGAAGCCGTCCCCCGTACTCTGGGAGAAGAGTTCTCTGTCGGGTTGAGCCGGGGCGGGGACCAGCTCGAAGGGCTGGCTTACGGCTTCTTGGGGCTGGCCGCCGACGGACTGGGAATCGAGCGGGCCTCCGATTGGGGCTACGACAATTATCGTCGGGCCATGGAAGAGGCGGCGACGCAGGCCGCTTCGGTCCAGGATCCTTTCGAAGATATCGAAGACTTGGGCGATGCCGGCCGCTATGCCGTCGGCCTCCTCGGCGAACAGATCCCCCAGCTCTTGACCTCGATTCTGGGAGGCGGCGTCGGCGGCGCGGTCGGTAAATCGCTCGCCAAGCGGATGGTCGCCAATCAGGTCGCCAAGCGGATGGCTGGCAGAGCCATTGGACGAGAAGCCGCCGAGCGCGTAGCCGGCGGTGAGATTACCCGCGAGATGGCCGAGCGTGAAGTCGCGGAGCAACTTACCAAGGGGCTTCTTACTCGGGCCACCGCAGCGGGGACGAGCCTGCAAACAGCGGGGACAATGGCCGGGTCTAAGGCCGCCCAAGAAGGCGTCAAGCAGGCCACCAAGTACGGCGCCATGACTGGCGCGTACCTCGCCAATCTGGGACAGATTTCCGGCGGAACCTACGGCCAAGTTCGCGATGAGACGGGTGAGGGCGGTAGCGAAGCCGTCACGGCGGCTCTCGCCACATCGGTCCCCGGAGCCGCGCTGGATACTTTGTTTGAGGGATTCGTGGCCTCGAAGATTCCGGGCGTCAACAAAATGTTCGGCGTCGAAAGCAAGCCGCTAAATTTGAAGTTCCCCGGGCGCGTTGCTGCTGGAGCGACCAAAGGGGCGGCCATCGGTTCGGCCTTGGAAGGAACGACCGAGTACCTCCAGACCGGCCTCGAACAGGCCGCCGTCGGCATGGCCGACCCGAACCAGACTATCGAAGAGCGGCTCAACGCTCCTGGAGCAGGGAGGCAGCGTATGGTCGCGGGAGCGGCCGGCGCCACAATCGGCGGTATGCTTGGCGGCGGCGCAGGAACTTTGGAGTCCTTGGCGCCGCGCACCAAGCAAGCGATAGACGGAATCGACGGGGACGACCAAGACCAAGAAACTCTTGCCCCCGAAACCCCGCAGGACATTCTGGGAGCGTGGTCGGAGCCGATCGAAAGGGACGGCCTCAAGTTCCGCTTCAACGAGAACGTCGGATGGGCGGCCATCGACCCAGAGAACGAATACGACGGGCGTGTCGGCGCAGCGGTTGATCTCGGCGGCGTCCGCGTAGCGCCTCTAGACATGACAACCATAGAAGGTGCCGCCCTAGCCAAGGAGCTGGAGTATTTCAAATCGCAGCGCGAAGCGGGGGTCGAAGGGGAAGCCGAGCCGGAACTCGCCCCTCGGCAAAAACCCATCAAGGAAACGCATGAGGCCGATCCCGCATATATGCCAGGGGATTCGGGCTTCGTGCTTCTAGGTTCAGGGCAGTTTGATTTTTCCGAGGCCGACGCGACGCTCAAGAAGCAGGAGGCAGAAGCCGAGATCGCCCGCCTTGAAAAGGAGCTTGCCGATCAAACCTTAAGCGCCAAAGAAGCCGAACAAAAAGCGACGGCAGTTGCCGCGCTTCGTGAGCGTTTGAATCGTGCGCCGACGACCGCCGCTCGCCAAGCCATGGGGGCCGCCACATTCGTCAGTGAGCTGGCGAACTCCCGGGCCGCACGCGAAGCTCAAGAAGCCGAGAATCGCAAAGCGTTAGAAGGTAGCGTCCTCACCGATCGAGTAGGAACTCTGAACTCGGGCGCCGAAGTAAGCATCGCTGATGGCCGAGGAGGAACTCGGAATGCTCGATTTGTGGGCCTTCGCAAAAGCGGCAATGCCATTTTTCAAGACGACGACACTAACAATCGGTTTGAGCTTAAGCCGAGTCAGTTCGGCCTCATAGCGAACCGGACTCTCGAAGATCTTCGCACCCAAGAAGACGAATTTAATGCGGCGATCAACGCGGCGAAGACTCCCGAAGAATTGAATGAGGTGCTCGGGATCGCCGGAACTCAAGACGGAGATGCTTTCGTGCCGTCTGGAGCCAGTGGCAACGCCGCAGAAATCGCGGCAGCGGAGCAAGAGGTTGCTGAACTTTCGCAAACACTCGATCCCGCTTCCACCGCACTCGTCGAAGCAAAACAAAGGCTCGCCGCGCTGAAGAACGCAATCGTTCGACTCCCCACCACAGTTTCCATTTCCGACGGCACAAGAGACGAGCCTCGAAACTACAAAATAGATTACGTTCCGGGCGACGCTGCGCCGAGCAAGGCTTCGGGCGTAGGGGCCGCCCGGGACCCGCAGCAGGCCGCAGTAGATGAGACTCCGGAGGGAAAAGCTCTGCGCGAGCAATACACAAAAGAGCTAAACGAAGTCCGCCAGAAGCTCGCGGGGAGTGATCGCGGAGCGTTCAACGCGGAAGGTCGATCTGGCGGCGTTGCCGCGTCTATCGCCGCGCAAGCTAAAGATCTCGGGATCGAGGTCAGCCGCGTCTTGTCTCAAGCTCAGCGAGAAGCCTTGTCCGCCCGGGCTCGCGAACTGACGTCGCTTCTGGACGAGATGCGAACTCCATTCGGGCCTCAACCCGCGCCAGCGAGCGATTTGTCTTCCGAGCCGGCCGGCCCCGCATGGAATAATGGCCGCCCTATCGTTGCCCGTCTCACGCCGGTTATCCGAGTGCCGAAAGGTAAAGCGCCGGTTCGCCCCACAAAACCGCAGCGGCAATCCCTGACGAACGAAGAACGCACCGCGATTTACGAAAGACTTTTTGAAGAGGAGCAAGCCAAAGTGTTTGCCGGAGGCTTCTTCACCAACGAAGCCGGTGAATTGGAAGCGGTGCCTGAGACCCCTCAACGCAGAGACCAAAAGCTCCGCGACGCCGCAATCATTGCCCGGCAACGCACCGACGAAGCTGTCCGCGTCAGAGAAAACGAAGCTAATTCAGCGCAGCTCGACGCTTACAACGAGGCTCTCTCCCAGTTTAATCTCGCAACTAACAACCGAAACGTGGCGAAGCGCCGCGCCATAACTGACATCGCACGGCATCTGAACGCTGGTGACGTGGTGCCCGCAACCCCAGAATTGGTATCTCTGCTGCAAGGCGATCCGGACGTCAAAATTGAGCGCCGGCTGTTTCGCGGAAGAATTGCTCCTACAGTGGTGTCCGTCACTTGGCGCGGCGTTGATGGGAAATCCTCACCCGTCGAAGTCAGCCAAGGCTCGTATGACGCACCGGTCAAAACTGGAGCTGGTGTTCGTGACGAAACTGGCCGCTTCGTCCCAGAAGGGACGCCTGTTCTCGCGCAGAATCCTCTGAGCTTCACCCTCACCAACGTATCTCCGCCGAAAAACAAAGCGGGCCGAGACCAGCAACGGACGATCGGAGAGCAAGACCGAGAAGCGCTTGCCCGCCTCGACGCCGAAGAAGACGCAGAAATTCAACAAACTCAAACTGCGCTCACGGGGGCGATCCAAAACCGCGATCAAGCGCGTAAAACTTTTGACGCCTTACTGCGGGGTAACAACGCCGCCCTCGCGGAGCGTGATCGTCTGGACGCCGAGATTAGAGATGCCGAAATAGCGTTGGCTGAAATCGGATCGGCGGCACGCGCGCCCGAAAAAGCTGGAAATACGCGAGGCTTAACCCGCCAGCTCAACGCGCTTCGGAAGGCCCAAGACAAAGATCGTCAAACCCTTGCTGATGCAAAAGCGCAGCTCGAACAAATAGAAGCCGCGTTGCAAACCGCGTCGCAAAACGCGACACCGAATCGTGAAGCCGAACTACGGCAGGCGCAGGCCGCCGTTAGCAGTCGGGCGGCTGAAGCCCGTAAGAATGTCCAGTCGAGAGCCCTGCAATTATCCGCGCTTGAGACGCGCATCGACGGAGAAAGCACCCTAGAAACACTTAACGAACGTCTGACGGCCCTTGCAGCGCGGCGGCAAGAACTGAACGCGCCCGAAGGCAAAGGCGGAAAACTCTTCGGTGAACTTTCAGCTAACGCGATTACCAACGCCGAAAAGGAAATTCGCGAGCTGCGCGAAGCCGTCAAAAAACAGCCGACAGGCCGCTTCGCCGCGTCTCAACTCGTTCGCGAAGGGCTCGGAGGCCTTAACTACGAAGCTCAATTGCGCGAAGCAGAAACACGGCTCGCATCACTCAAAGCAGAGCGAAAATCAAGAACTGACGAGCTAACCCAGATTAGGAGCGACGCTGAGCGTATCAAAAGAGCGATCGCTGGGCGGACAAAGCGCGTCAATCAGTCTGCCGGAAAACTCGCAGAAGAACGGGCGGCCATCGAAGGGCGGCTCAACACGCTCCGGGAGCAGCGTCTCGGACTCGTCGAAGCACCGAACGAACAGAACGCCTTGCGGGCCGCCGAGAAAGCCGTGGTCGATCTGTCCGCTCGCCTTGAGATGCTCCCCAACGCTTACGACAAGAAGCGGCTTGAAGCGAACCGGAAGTCGTCTGCGTACAGGCCCCTGAGCTTCAAAAAGCTTAGTGGCGTTGGAAGCTTCACCAAGATTTATCAGCAAGACCCAGCGCGTGGATTTGAGGCCGAGAAAACTCGTTTGTCGAGCAGCGCGGTAGATCTTCGCGAAGCGCAGCAGCTTAATCGACGAATGGCCGCGCTGCCCGAAGCGTTCAGCATCCTTTATCGTCAGCTCCTCGAAGGTCTCGAGCCATTTCTGGGACGCACGACGGGCATTACAGTCGGAGGTGGCAGCCCGCTCACCAATGTCGAATCCGATGACCTCCGCACCTTGGCTTTGAAAAAGGCCGCAACGTCTACCATGGAGCAATTCGTTGCGGCGGCATCCGGTCGGACGTCCACCCTTCCAGTGGCGACGCAGGTCAAAATTGCTCGTCGCTTTGCGGCGGCCTTGGCGGCTGCTCGCGCAGTCAAAAAACCCAAACCTACAGAAGACCTTGAACTCAAAGTCCGAAAAGCCGCTCTCGATCTGGGAGTAAGACTAAATGAACCTGACTTTAACGATCTTGCTGTCCTGCGTGATAAGATTGCCGCCCGTTTTCGAGACAACCCCGACAAGACCTACGCCGTAAAGGTTTTCAACGAAACGCTCGACGACCTTGAAAAAGTAATTTCTCCAAAAGGAAAGCGGCGCCAAGTTGCCAAAGCCGGGACGGAGGAACGTCTCGGGAAAAAAGATTATGACGCGATCAAAAAGACTGTGGTTAGCACGGACAGCTCTCCCGAAGTTGATCGTTTTGTGGACGACCTTATCAAGGTCTCCCGGATCACGAGCAGCAAGGCTCCCCCGTTCAAAGTAGCCCAAGCCGCCGTTAACGCGGCCACCAAGTCGATCCGGAGGATGCGGAAGGAAGCCCCTTCGACTGTTTCCCTCGACGAACGCTTTGTGCCGGAAACCCTAATCGCGCCGCAAAAAGAAGAGCTGGAAGTCGGAAACGTCGCGAACGCGACCGAACTCACTGACGACGCGCCTGAAGAAGAAAATACACCGGGCGGAAGCGTGGGTCCTGAACTATTAAGGCTCGTCGGCGAAGACAAAAAGCTGGTGAGCAAACTCAGCACTGAAGATCAAAAGCTTTTTCTTGGAACTTTCGGGCTGGAATGGGACCCGTCCCAGGATCGCTATTGGTACAAAGACCCGGGCAAAATTGCTCGCCTCGAAGAACTCGTAACCGCGACGGGGCGCGTTGACTTCTCTAACTTAGACCCACGACTGCAAGAAATTATCCGCTACATCCAAGGCGACGTCAGCTACAATACACTCTATGGAATACCAGAAAACAACCTCATCGGAAAGAAAGCCGCTGACTGGAAGCCCAGTGCAACAGCCGAGCGACTCCTCCAACAAAAAGAAAACCGAGAAATCCTCGAATGGGCCAAGCGTGGCGGAAATGCAGGCCGCATTTCCGGACGTGGCTTGTCGGCTGCTGGCGATGGTGCTGTCGCAGGAGGAGCACCGCGAGTTAGCCAATCGCTTGGGGGGCCCGATCCTGATCCGACTGGCGAAAGGGGATTACGGAGCCCTGGCGGACCTGATGCTGACCGATCCGGAAGCGTTTCAAGTGGCGCCGCTCAATCGGTTCGAGGATCTCGCCCACGAACTCGTCTTCTCAACCGCACCGTCCGAACAGTCGCTCCCAGAGCAGCCCGAGCCTACGTCGCCTCCTGGTCTGGCTTAACCAGCAAAGACCTCGAAGGTTATACCGACGAGCAAATCAACCGCATCGTCACGGCGATCGAGACCGAAGGCCGCGCCACGGAATCGACGCTGGCGGCGGGCGGCAATGTGATAGGTCAGACGTCGCAGCCGTTCGCGGACCTGCTGCTGACCAAAAGCGCCACGGAGCTTCTCGCCGGCATGGCTGCGACACAAGCGGCTCGCCGCCGAGGATCCAACGCCGCCAAGCTCAAGATCAAACGCGAAAACATCCGGAAGCTCATCCAATCGGGCGCGTTCAAAGACATTGAGACTTTCCTCAAGACTGTCGCCAACGACCAGAGCCAGAGCCTCAAGGCCCGCAGTATCGCCGCCGCATTTGTTAAACTGGGGCCGCGTTTGGGGTGGAACGATAACGTCTCCCTCCAGATCGCAGGCTTTGGCCGCAACTTCAACAGCCAGCCGCTCACCGAGGAAGAGATTGACCGCCGGGTCAAAGTCAAAGACGGCAAGATCACCCTCACTCTGGGAAGCAAGAAAAAGGAGATCACGCTTGACGCCGACCCGGACAAAGCGGATGCCCAGATCGCCGCAGCTCAAAGCGAAGTCGAAGACGACATCATCAAGTCGAATGCCGTCACTTGGTCTGGCCGCGCCGCTGAAAGCGACGGCGCCTACTCGATTTATCTCAACACCAACGCGGTCCACGACAACCGCGAAGGCGGCGCAATCGACACGCTTCTCCACGAGCTTTCCCACGTTGTCGTAAATTCCAAACTCAACGGCCTAGTTGAACTGAACTCCGCCGAGCGCGCCGCCATTCAGCGACTGGAAGGATTCCGGCGGCAGTCGATCATCGCGGCTGGCCGCTCCCGGGGCCTCGACGTCCCGGCAAAACCGACCGATGCAGAAGTCAAAATCATCTCCGATCAGCTTCAGGAAATCGCCGCCTCCGAATCCAACCAGGCACTCATCTCGCTGACCAGTCTCGAAGAATTCGTGGTAGAGGTGACCCACAATCCAGAGGTCGCCAAGCAGCTTGCCACTTTGGGATTCGGGAAGGGGACGTTCAAAGGAGACTTCGTCGCGGCGCTCAAAGATGTCTGGAACTCCATCGTGGCCCTCATCACCGGGGTTCAAGTCGATAGCTCCTCGCCTCTTGCTGAAGGCTTCAGTGATTCATGGCGCCTGAACTTCTCCAGCGTGGAAGGCGACGCAGCCCCAGAGTTGATCCGCAGTCGGATGATCGACGAAATGGAAGCAGCGGTGGCCCAGGCGCAATACATCGAGGAGCAGCTCGAAGCGCAGGACTTGGCGGGCACTTCCGAAGACCGCAATCGCTTGGCCGCCGAATGGCCGGCTGTCCGTGAAGCCCGACGCCAACAAGCTCAACAGGCTCAAGCCGAAGCTCGAAGAGAAATCAGGCTCCCCAGCGGCCGAGTGCTCCGCTATCGCCAGGGCTTCGCCCCAACCAGCGGGGTGGCCGGAGTCAACGTTTTGCCCCGGGGCACAGAAGTAATTCTTCTGGAGCAAGCGTCCGAAGCCGAAGCCGCCGAAGCGGGTAGGTCGGTCGATGAAATCCAGCAGGATATCTCAAAGAAAGAGTCGGATCTCCGCGCACTGAAAGGAATCCTAGAAGGACCTCTTGCTGACCTACACGCCTTCAAAACACAGCGGCGGCGGAATACGAATAAGCCCGAAGACCCTCGTGTCAGAGAAGCGGCCCAGAAGCTGGGAAGAAACACATTCACTCCGATGGCCGACATCGAAGCTGAACTGAATCTGCTTTATTCGGAGTTGGCCGCCGCCAAAGCGCGGCAACCGGCTGAACCGGCCAAGCCTGTCGAGCCCAAACCCGAGCCGCCGCCGGTTGAGCCAAAACCCGAGCCGGACCCAGAGCCGCCAAAAGAGCCGCCGAAGAAAAAGAAAAAAGCACCTGCCCCCGACCCCGATCCAGAAGCTGCCCCCGAGGTTAGCGATGCAGACACAACAGACGCAGACACAACGGGAGAGTCGCCTCGACTTAAAGTCGTCCCAGAGCCCAAGGGAACACCGGCGCCAAAACCTACGCGCAAAACAGACCCAGAGATCGATAAAGCGGTTCAGGCCATGAGCCGTAGTGAATTCGTTGCTTGGGCCCAAAAGACCAGTCGTGCGGAACCCGTCGTTATCGACGGGGAGACGAAGGGTGACAACTTCCGGCCGCCGAGCGGTGGGCAAATGGACTCGGGGGTTTACTGGGATTTGTTCAACGAGAAAAACCAAGCCGCCGTTGAAAAGCGGATGCGAAAGCGTGCGCCCGCACCAGAAGTAACAGTCAAGCGAGACCCGGACTCGATGACGGAACAAGAGCTAAACGAGATCCCGAGTATTCGGTATAGCGACTCCCTCGGTGGGAAGTTCGAGCGGATATTCCGGGACGAGGTCAGCAAGACCCCGACCGGCGGCACTTACGTCAAAGGCAAGTTTATCTCTGCCGTTGATCGCCTCATGGACGCTCGCGGCACCGACAAGTTCCAAAGCTCGCGAGCTGGCATCAAAGCCGAAGCCAGCCGGGCCGACGCCAACATCCGGCTCCTCGTCCGCGCTGTTCGTGACCGCAACATCGACCCGCGCAAGATCACCACGGCTCTGGGTAATCTAGACAACCCCTTCACCGAAGCACAGATGGCGGAGATGACGCGAGTTCGCCTTACTGATCCCGAAGCAGCCGCCGAGCTGAAAGACCGCTATCGGCGGGAGAATCGGATGAAGTTCCGCGAGCGCCAGACAGCGGCTTTGAAGTCGCTTCCCCGGGATGTGCGCGTTCTCGTGACACAGATGCGAGATCATATCAACGTGCTTCAGCGCCGGCTTAAATCCGAAGGGCTCGTTTCCGGAGACTTGGAAATCGCCATCGACGAGACGCTGGGTATCTACCTCAACCGAAGCTACGCCATCTTTGACAACCCCAAATGGGCTGACCGCGTGAGGAAGAATCTGAAGGTCATGGCCGGCGCCCGTGGCTTTCTAAAGAAGCAGCTTATCGAGAAGGCTAAGGAACGTATCCTGAACACCGCTACCAAATCTGGGACAACCATCTCTGAGGCCGAAGCCCAGCGCCAGGCCACCCGATCTGTGGCCGCCGCCGACGTAGAAACCGCCCTTGAAGCAGCGTTGTCCGTGAAAGACCCGACGCTCGAAGCGCTTTCCGGACGAGTCATGGGGCAGAAAAATCTGTCGATCTTTATGAGCCGGGGGACGATCGCTCCCGAAATTCAAGCGCTCTGGGGCGTCTACGACAATCCGGAAACGGCCTACGGAAAGACGATCCTCAAGATGTCCACGCTTATCTATAACCACCGATTCCTGCGCGAGCTGCGCGAACTCGGCCTGTCGGAAGGATGGTTCTCGGCGCAGCCAGAAATGCGCCGGGACGAAGATACCGGCGAGTTTGTTGTGCGCGGCGCAAACTTTGAGGAGATACTCCGCACTACCGACCGAGACGCCGCAGAGACTGCTTTCCGGGACGCTTTCGCCGATTGGGAAGCCCCGACTGGATTCGTCAAAATCTCGGACGAGACCAATGCCCGCCTCTCTCCGCTGGCCGGAGTCTGGGGCAACCGCGACATCGTCGAGGCCCTTTACAAAATGTATCCGCAGAGCGACGCGGAAAACGCGGCGCGGCTTTTTGCCAAAGCTACGGGCCTCTCGATGGCGATGGCGACTGTCGGCTCGGCAGCCGCACAAACACGCAACTACTTGTCCGGATACCTCAAACTTCTTTCAACCGGCGCGTTGATGCCCGGATCGTTTTCGGGCAAAGCCATCGGGCTGGCGCACCAGACAGCGATCCAAGAAGCGTTCAAGAATTACGGCTCTGGGCCCAAAGCGTACGAGAAAGCCCGGCAAGAAATCGAAAAGCTCATCCGCCTCCGCGTGTTCGGCGAATCGGTGACCGCCAACATGATCGACGACCTCGTGCAGGACTACCGCGAACTGGGCGGCGCCCGTGTGCAAGCCGGAGACGCAGTAACCCGCAAGATTACGCAGCCGTTCCGTAAGCTCTGGGACTTCGCCCAGGGGACTTACGCGATGTCGGACAATATTATGCGGGCCATTGTTTTCTACACCGAGCGGGAAAACTATCGCCGGGCATATCCGAAAATGTCCGAAGCGGAACTCGATGAGAAAGCTGCCGAGATCTCCCGGGACATCTATTGGACCTACTCCGAAGCCCCGCAGTGGGTGCAGGAACTCAAGCGGGGACCTGGCTTAGTCGTCGCCCCCTTTATTACTTTCACCACCGAAGTTGTTCGCACAGCGATCAATACGCTCAGGTTGGCGGCCAGCGAAATTAAGTCAGGCAACCCAGAGCTGCGGAGCCTCGGTTATCGGCGGATCGGAGGATTCGGTTTGGCAATGACCGTGCCTGCTGTCGCGGCTGGCGGAATTGCCGCGATGGCCGGAATGACCCCCGAAGACGAAGAAGACCTCCGTGAGTTCCTTCCAGACTGGCAGAAAAATAACCAGCTACTCTTGTTTGGGCGCACGGGGAATACCATCAGCTACGCCGACATCTCGTTTTTCGACGGGCATGAATATTTCAAAAAACCTTTCGTCGCGATGATGCGCGCTTTTGGTCGCGCTGAGAGTATGCCGGAAGCCATTGCTGATGGCGGAGTGGCGATGGTCGGCGAATTGATGAAGCCGTTCGTCGGCGAACAGATTGTCTTCGGCGCGGTGACCAGCGTCCTCCGCAACGTCGATGCTGGCGGCCGACGGATCTACAATCCGCAAGATTCTGGAACGAATATTGCCCAAGCCGTTGGCGCCCACTTGGCTGGCGCGTTCGTGCCGGGCACCGCAAAAACAATTTACCGAGGCAGCCTCGGTGTTGCCGGAATTGTCTCCGATTCGGGGCAGCAGTTTAGCGCGGCGCAAGAAATCGGTGCCATCGTAACCGGAACGCGCATCCGCCAAGTGGATCTGGATCAAGCTTTAGGCTTCGGTGCTTCAGAGTTTCTCCGGAACAAGCGCGACGCCACCTCTCTTTTTAACCGCGTTCTTCTCTCCCGGGGTACTCAGCCTCCTGGCGCCGTGGCCGGCTCCTTCGACCTGACGGACCAAGCCCAATACCGTCTTACGCAAGAAGCGCGTCGTCAATACATGGCGGCCCGGCGCCTGGGGCTCCCCGAACCGGCGGCGATTAGTCGCCTTCGAGCCACCGGCATTGGCAAAGACGACCTCGAAGACATCGCCTCCGGCATTTACCGGCCCTTCCAGCCAAGCAAAGAGTCACTCAAGAACGCCGCTCCAGAGCGGGCGCGAGAGGCACAACAGGCCGCCGGGCAAGCACAGGAGCGAGATTTATGACCAGAGACTACGAATGGCTCGACAAATCGCTTGCCGCCGACTGGCGCTACCTCCAGCCGGAAACCGACTGCAAGTTCAGAGGGCCGATCCTCGATGACGTCGCCCGACAAGTGAGGGAGCACCGGGAATCGAACGGCCTCCCAGAGGGCCGACCCCGGCAAGACGTCGTCAACTTCACCTGCGCGGCGACCGGTCCAGGGCTTTGTGCGCCGATAATGACCGACGCCGAAGTACTTGAAGCAGCCGAAATTCGAAACTCCGACACTGGCCTGAAGAAGGATTTCAACTTTGATGATGTCATGCGCTTCCTGAAAGCGACGGCTTCCGCTCTGGGAGGAAAGGGTCTCGTCGATCAGGAGACGGCTGACCGGCGGGCAGCCACTTGCGCCGCGTGCCCCTTGAACGTAGGAATGACCGGATGCTACGCGTGCTCCAATCTGGCCTCAGTTGTCTACTCGATCATCGGAGCGCGAGAGACAGTCCGAAACGCCAGCCTTGCCAACTGCGGCGTCTGCGGTTGCAACCTCAAGGCAAAGGTGTGGCTGCCCCAAGACGTGGCCGAGAAGGCCAGCGAGGGTTACCGCTTTCCTTCTTGGTGCTGGCTCAATACTTCTGATAGCTCGCAACAGCAGCCAGAAACGCCAGCGTCCCAAGAAGGATAAGCAGCGCAGAGAAGCCCTCGCTCACGACTCGAATCGGTCTGGGACGATTAGATTCGACGGCGCTTCCTTCGGCTGGGGCTCCTCGGGAACTCCGCCGAGCTTCACGACTTCTGCGTCGATGGCGTCTCCCAGAGTCTGGCGGACATCGTGCGGGACCGCGTTGACGGCCATAAGCAGGATCGCTTGCTGCGAGAACAGGGAAGCCAACAGATGCTCAGACTCGGTGAACTCGGAGCGGTCTTTATTGGCGAGGTAGTTTCCCACCAGCGTCATCAGATGCGACGTAATGTATTGCGTCTTCTGGATGCTGGCGATTTCAGTGGTTTCGGTGTTGTTTTCAGACATAAAGTTTAAGGGCTGCAGATGCAGATGTAGATAAATCCCAGATTTGCGATTGAATATCCGAGGAAGGCCCAACAGAGGCCCATCTGGGCGTCCTTGTAAAATCCCCAGGCCGTGAGCAAATAGCAGACGGTCGTAATCAGCAGCGGAACGAGCTTCATGGTTCTTGGTCTGGGTTCTCGGGAACATCTGGGAGAGCCATCGGTCCCGCCGGAGCGTCGTAGCTCATGGCCTTGAGAGACTCGGCGTCTACGTCTCCCAGAATGGCGATGTTCACCGCGTTGACGTCCTTCTGTTCGACGTCCATGCCGACGGATCGCCGGCCAATATCGACCCCGATCTTGATCTTGTCCGCCTTGTTGATGAGTTGATCCTCTGGCATCGTCTCGGCGTGGGCCAAGATGCGCTCGGCGATCTTGTATTCGCTTTCCTTGACCCGCTCTTTGCGCTGTTGCCACAGTTCGTGGGCGCGTTGGAGGGACAGGGCGTTGTCCTCGGGTGTCGTCATCACCCGCGCCGGAGGAACGTGCCATTTCTCGCGGGAAGCGCGGCTTCGGACAGTGTTCTCTTTGACTCCGTAGGTGGCGGAGATAGCGCGGAACGTCTCGCCTTGAAGATAAGCGAGGCGCATGGCGGACCAATCGGCCTTGATCCGGTAGTGTCTAGTTGGCTGTTTGCCAGTCATGCTTCAAATGTCCATAGTCCCGGGGTTCGGTGACTTCTTTGGTTTCGCCGCAAACGCCGCAGGTGTCTTGGTGATACGTTGCTCCGTAGGGATTCCCCTCGGGCCTCTTGCCGTGCTTGCGTCCGCAGTCCGAGCAAATCCAATCGGGGTAATTCACCATAGATTCTTACAGGCCCAATACCCCGCCTTGGTCTTGTCCTTTTTGTCGGCGCAATTGTGCCGCGAATGAAAATTGGCGCGGCGCTTCTTGTCTCGGTGCTGCGTGTAGTCCGACATCGAGGAGTCCCCGAAGTGAACGACTTTTGCCGTTCCCGCTTTTTTTCCAGGGACGAAGACGGATTTCTTTTTACCAGCCGGAGTAATCCCCTCCATTTTACGGGGCTTATACAGCGAGACCTGTTTGCCTTTATAAGTAGCCATGTAACAACTTATCTAGTGCGTTTCATTTGACCAATTGACGAACCTCTTCTTGGTGAGCGGCGACTAGCCCTTCGAGTAGCTCGGTAGCGCGTTCAGGATCATTCGCGTCGATAGCCTCAAGGCACAAGCGGTGCGCGTCGTAGGCGTTGCACTGCTGGTCATACAGCTCGATGTAACGCCGCCGCCACGCGACTTCGCCGTCGCTCTGAGCAGGGTCAGTGTTTCTTTTTTTTCGGAGTCGGGCTTTCATCGGTAAGTCGTTCAAGGGCGTCCGCAAGGAACTTAATAAAATCCTGTTGCGCGGGTTCGTCGCTGTTCTCCGCAATCTCATGCTGGCGATCGATCATGTCCTTGCATCCGGCTCCGTAGGCCGTGTTCCAAACCATGTCGAAAAAGCGCCGTGCGCTCTCGGGTGTCAGATGAGGATCGGCGGTAAGGCGGGGGTTGTTCTGGATCAGAAGCCCCCATAATGTTTCTTTGTTCATTGTTTTTTTCGCTGGTTGAGTTTGTGTTCGATTTCATCGACCAAGTGCTGCACGAGGTAGCAGCATGTCTCTTCGGCTTTGCGGATGTCTTCGCGGACATGGTCCCGCAGGAAGCTCATGGCGACATGGACGCACTCGTGGGTCAGGCTCTTGCTGTTCCCTTTGCGCCGCGACTCGGGCCATGACTCAAGCCAAATGAAGGCTCGGTCAGCGCTGTGGAGGGCCCAGCCCGCTGCGTCGCCACTTTCCTCCTCGGTAGCTAAGGTGTCGGTGAACTTAGTCGCCGACCGCCATGCCGAGGATTCGTCGCCCCCTACTTTGACCCTGACCTTCAGGCCGAAGGTGCGCTCGGTTGCCGTCACTTGCATGAGGTGGGAAGGTAGCACGGTTATGAAAAGTGTCCAGCTTTTATGCGGTTACTGGACAGGGGATGATAATGACCAGAGAAGAACACTCCGCCGCAATCCCTAATCTGATCAGCGGTTCGATCTCAGGGTTCGGCCGCTACTCGGCTGGCGCTTCACGATGCCCTGCATATACCGGCGCAAGAGGCCGTTGAGTTCGTCGTAAATACCTGCGTCAAAACGGGTAAACGGGTGGTATCGGTTGCCCTTCGCGTAGTCCATGAGGAACTTCTTGCAGGCAGCTTTGTTGATGAAGTTCTCGGTTCTGACTCGGATCACAGTCTCCCGAGGGGGTTTGGTTTGTTCGATTGGAAACATATCAGTATTAGTGGGTTAGAGGTTAAACGGATTCCCTTCCACTCTGGGAAGGGTCTTGGCCCGCTCCTCGCGGGCCGATTCGGGCTGAACCCAAACCAGATCCAGAGGATCGAGGGCGAGGGGTTCAGGCTTCGGGCTACATGCTGCAAGCATCAGGAGCTTGGCTCCGGTCAGCAGGGCAGTAGTGAGGCGGCGCCACAGGTCACGGCAGACGTAGACTTTGGGTTCCGCTTTGGGTTTGGATGCTGCTTTCCAGAGGTGGATATAGCTCTCGGGGGCCAGCATGGGCGTGGTGTGTTCTCGATATTTCATGGGTTGTTTCTCCATTAAAGGTTAAGACTATGCAAGGTTATTACGCGTTCAATCAATACCCGGCGTTGTCCTCTTGATCCGCCTCGCAAAGCAGCCAGCCAAGGGCGCTTAGTGCTTCGCGGTATGCGTCCTCAAGTGCGTCATCGTTGTCGAAGGCATAGCACGATGCGATTGCGTCGTGGTGCTCGGCCTTGTTGGGGTAGATGTCTACGGCTACTCCTTCGTCGGTAGCATGTATGCGGATGGCGAAGCCTTTGACTTCAAGCCATGCGCCGCCTTCTTCGAGGACGTAGTCTCCATCTGGTATGTTTGTATTCATTGTTGTGTGAGTTGTAGTTCGGTTAATTTCAATCATGGTTTTGGTTTCCTTTCTGGTTGGTTGTTAGTCGCCGAGCCAATTGTGCTCGAATTCCTCGGCGGGAACCCAAGCGGGCGCGTCCAAGGTGTAGGTGTAGCCTTGGAACTCGGTGACATACGCGCCTCCGGCGTCTTGCACCGCCTCGAATAGTTCAAGGTCGTTGCCCGGACGTATGTCAGCTTCGATTTCTGCGACGGCAAACTTGGTGTTGCCGTGATCTTTTAGGTGAATGAGGTGTTTTTTCATTTGGTTCCTTTCGTTGTTGTGATGTAGAGAAGCGGCGCGTATTGCCCCCGATTCTCCAGTTTGGTTGTCAGGTGAGTGCCGCCGCAATGCGGACAGCGGTAGACGCCGTAGTGTTTACGGCGTTTGCGACTGATTCGATCTGCTTGCCGGACGTAGCTACGTCCGAGATTCGCCTTGCCAGAACAGCCGCGCTCGTAGCTCGGCTCTTTGCGTGATAGGTCGTGCATCACCAGAACCCTTCGCGTCTGCCGGTCTATGAGCAGCGAATCGACGTTCTGTTTGATGTCTTCCATGATGTCCATGATGCTCATAGATATTCCTCCACGGGTTCATGGTCTGGGACAATGTGGCCGGGTTCATCGTCGAACGTAAGCGTGTCCACATCGTAGTTGGCGAACGCTGCGTAGCGTTTGCGCGCCCACGAGTTGCGCTCGAACTCGATGCGTTCGACCTCGGCGGCGACCTTCTCGGGCGAGGGGACTTCGAGGTATTCGGTTTCAAGCCCTCCGGTGAGGAGGGGGCGTTGTATGATCTGTAACATGATATGTTTTCCTTTCTGGTTAGAGTTTCGCCGCCAACCGGACGGCAACGGGTGAGCCAGTCAACGCAGCGACGACTTCGTCGGGCGTCTCCTTGACCCAGAACGCAATTGCCGGCGACGTGCCGGCGACAGAGATGCGGGTGTTTGCGTAAGCGACTTTCGGCGTCTCGGAGACGGAAGCCTTTGGAATGACGCGAGCGACCTGCTCTGGGTTGATCCAGATCAAGCCCTCGGCGCCGGTGTTTGAGTCAACTCGGGTGAATTTCACTAATCTCATAGTTTGATCTCCTTCTTGGTTGTGTTGGTTTTGCGGACAGTCCGTCGATTGACGGCCTCGTCCTCGGTGTTCTTGTCCACGCCATGGGGGCGACTTCGCATCCACGGCTCTGGGACGATGGCGGAGAGCCAGTCTTGGAGGGACGGGATGAACCCGATGTCCTCGTTGACGTGCTGCTCGCCGATGTAACGGACAGGCAACGTGCGCCCGTCCGAGTTGGTCATGGTGATGCCGAACTTGCGCTCACACTCGTAGATGCCCTGCGCGTGATGACGCAGCGCACGATGGCGGAAGTTGGCGAACTGTTCCTTCGACTCGTCGAACCAGTGATGGATCGCGAGGTAGTCTTCGGGCTGGCCTCCGAACTTCTTGGCGCTGGAGAGCGCGTGGTGATACGGGTGCATTACTTGGCCCCCCGTTTCGGCAGCTTCTTGGCAGCGCGGACAGCCGCGTGAGGATGCTCTGGGACGTCCGGCTTCGGCAGCACGAGCATCGGATCCAGCGTGTCAGTCACAGTCGGCTCGTCGCGGCAGACAGTCTCGTTCCAATACGAGTTGACCTCGATGGTCGGCGGATTGGCTTCGAGGTTGATGACGATCGAACCGCCGCCTCCCTCATTGTTATACCAGTCGCAATGAACCTCGTTGGTGATGATCTTGTGCATCTCATCCCGCCAGTCGAGTGGCTCTTCGACGGTCAGCTTTTCCGAACCGCCCGCGCTAAAGAACGCAATGTAGTTGATATCGCCGGAGTCGCCTCCGCCGCTGAAATCGGTGACGATCTTACGAACGCCCTGATTGTAGAGGGATTTAATGCCCTCGATGAATCCACTTGAATTAACCATGGTGTTTTGGTGCGGCCGCCCCCTCCCAGATTGGAGAGGGCGGTTACGCGTTAGGTGTCTAGGTTATTTCCCGAAGGCCTTGTCGAGTGCGGTGGTGACGCGCTTGACTTGCTCTTCCTCGGGCTTGCCTTCGATGGTGGTGCCGACCCAGATGTGCAGGCCGAGCGAGCGCAGCATCGACTTCACGTTGGCCTCGCTGTCGGCGTATTCGATCGCCTCGGAGAGGATGCGGGTGGACGGGCAGAGTTCGATGAACCCGTCCGTCTTGAGGACGTTGCACTCGCGGTAGAAGGCGAGTGTGCGGTCAACCACGGAGGGGCTGAAGCCCTTGGCCGTGGCGATGGCGCCGCAGACAGCGCGGATCTTGACCTCGTCAACCTCGACGTGAATAGGGATGAACCGCTCGCGCTCGGCGGGGCAGCCCGGATCGACGTTGAACTCGGCCCCGACGTTGGTCGTGGCAACGATGGCGAGGTTCTGGCAAGGAGCCTCGATGATCTCGGAGGTGTGGACGCCAGTCACCGGATCGATGATGGCGCGACCCGTGCGGAGTCGGTAGACCTTCTCGCCGCTCGGCAGACGGGCGGGAGACGTGGCCGTGAGGAGCGGCGTGCGAGCGCCGTTCTGGCCGCGATAGATCTCGTCGATGATGAGCAAGACGAGCTGTCCCAGAGCCGCAGCGCGAAACGCCTCGGTCAGGGGGCCGTCGAGCCACTCGCCGCTCGGCATCATCATGCCAAGGAAGTCCACGGCCTCAGTCTGGGAGTGGACGCCGAACTCGATGCAGCGGTCAAAGCCGGCGGTCATGCCGTGCTGACGCCCAGCGTAGGTCTTGCCCGCACCTTGGCCGCCCTTGACGAGCAGCGGCTTGATCGCACGGCCTGGAGCGCAGAACAGCTCCAGCGCCATGACCGCGGGGTCAGACGAGGAAGGCGTCGGCACCCCGAGGATCGGAGCGATGACCTTGGCCGCAGCCGAACCGCCGCTGGCAAGGGCCGAGGTGACGGCATCTTGCAGCTTGGTGAAGGCCTCGTGCGACTCGGTGAGTCGATCGGACATTTCCGTGTGCAAGTCGCCGACGAGCTTGGCCGCTTCGGACTTGGCCGTAGTCACCTCGTCGTCGAGCGACGAGATGATACCCGCCAGCTCGGTGAGCTTGGCTTCGAGCGGCTTGAGCGCAGTGGCGTCGATGCCGCCGCCGAGCGAGATGCCAGCTTTCTTCGCCTTGTCAGCGAGGACAGCGGCCTCCGCTTCGGCGACAGTCATCTCTCCCTTGAGCATCGCCTTGAGGCGAGGCGTCTGGCAGTCGGACGACCACGAGCCTTTGAATCCTTGGGCTTCGAGTTCCTCCTTCGCCGCAGCGCGCAGCATCTTCCACGACATAGAGTCGATCAGCTCGTGCGTGTATTTGGATGTATGTTTATCGGACATGCTAATGTTTGGTATGCAACGGAATCAGAATGATTCGGTTCCCCGCATACCAGAGGGGGTTGTGTTTAACTCCCGAACTCAACATTGGTTGAGTGAGAGACTAACTCCCCCTCCCAGAGCGGGAAGGGGAGGTGTGTCTCCCGAGGCAGGGTTACTTGCGCGGGATGGACTTCAGGGTGCGGACGAGCGCATCGGCTACGCCCCACAACGAGTCACGGCTGATGACGTAATCGAAGTGGTGGCGTAGTGCGGCGGTCTTGTCCGGTCCGGCGTAGGCGCCGATGGTGTAGACGCCCCGCGCACGGAGCGGCATACGATTGACCGGAGCGTCCGTGATGCAGCCGTCCGTGTAGACGATGGCAATCTTGGACTTGGCGGCGATCTCCTCGAAGAACGAGCCGGAGCCTTTCTTCGGGTAGCAGCCGGGCTTGCAGCCGGGCGCCAACGTGAGGCCGATACCCTCGGAGCCGGAGAAGGCTTCGAGGCCAGCGTCCATCGTCAGCACATGGTTTGGGACGGGCAGCTCGGTGCGCGAATGGCAGCCGCCATCCGATGAGCCGTAGACGATGCCGGTGATGTGACCAAGGCGAGCCAGCTCGTTCAACGCACGAGCAAGGATTCGACCACAGTCATCGGTGCGAAGCTCAACCTTGCGCGAACGATCAAGGTGAGTCAGGCAACTCATGCTGCCCGAGCAATCCATGACGAACGAGATGTGCGGCTTGTTCGTGTTGCCGATCGTCTTGCCGACGAACGGACGAGACCAGTCGCCGCGCAGCAAGCCGCGCAGGTTGAGCCGCTTGGACGGACGGGCCGTTGGCCCTTTGGCGATGATGCCGTTCTTGCGGAACGCTTGGGCCAGCAGTTGCGCCAGCCGGAGCGAACGCTCAGCCTCGTGGTCGATGGTCGGCACGACTTCGGAAGCGGAGCCGCCGCTGCCGCGTCCGTGGGTCGGTGACGTGGTGGACTCGGCACGAGTGCCGGCCTTGCCGCCTTTGCCCTTGCCCTCGCTCTCGCCGTCTCCAGACTTGGTCTCCGGCGATGCGCCTTCGCCTTTGGGGTCTTTCGCTTTGACGTCCTCGGGGCGCGTCCCCGTGGCCTCGCCGATCGCCTCGCCCATGTCGCCGGTTCCATCGCCGCCTTCACCCTCGATGGTGTCGTCACCCGTAGCGGGGAAGTCCTTGAGCCAGTCCTTGAGGATCGGCACGAGGTCTTCGGTCCCTCCACATCCGACGATGCTGCGGTAATAGTCGTAGACTTTCCGCCAGTTGGGGTGTGCCCGATGGGCAATGATGAACGACCGAGGGAAGCGATACCCGCTGCGGGTCAAGCCTTCGGTCTTCATGTGGAAGAGCAAGCTGCTCGCGCTCATCTTGGAGGCGGGCGGATGCTCCTCCCAACGAGTCCAGCGAAACGACTTGCCAGCGCGTTCGCGGAGGATCCAATTACGCTCGATGCGGCAGTCCTCGAACAAGTTCATCAGCCGCCAAGGGATTTTCTCGGCGGCAAGAATCTTGCCGAGACCTTCGAGGTCTTTGGTCGTGTAGAGCGAGTGCGCTGCCTCGTGTTCGTAGACGTTGCGATACAGGTCAGGCACGGCGACCCGCTTGCCGTGTGCTGCTCCGCCCTTGGTCAGGGTGTCGTAGCAGATCTGGGACAAACGGATCTCGTGGCGACCCGACGCGTGGTCGAAACGCCAGCAGCCGGTCTTGCACGGATGACGCTTATCGACCCATTGCAGGTCGTAAGTTTCTGGCAGTCGGCCCCGCACTCGGTAGTCGATGTGGTGATCCTTCACCGCTTTGTCGAGCGTGGGGGTGTAGTATTTGATGGGCATGTATACCTCCTTTGGTAGTTAGGTTATGATCTCCGTCGCAACTGATGTTGCGGGGAGGATGCCATCCCCTCCCAGACTCAACATTTGTTGAGTGAGAAGGGATGGTGTTCCTCCCAGAATCAGAAGGTTCTGATTCCGGTTGGCAGGTTATGAACCCAGAGCCGGAGCCGGATCAAGCCTTTTCACAAGGCCTTGCCACGCATAGCGCGGCTTGGCCTGGGCCTGCCATACGCGCTGGCTCGCTACTGTGTTGCCGAGATCCCATTGGCCCATCAAGGCGTCAAACCTTGGCTCTGGGATTTCCGCATCCATACACGCGGTCCGCAGCCCGACCGGGTCGTTGACCACGATGACCTTGCGCGCTTTCGGATAACGACCAGTGACGTAGGCAAGAATGCTCCGATAGTAGGAAGCAATGTCCTCGTGCGGGTTGATCGCTTCGAGTTCGAGGCCCTCCCGAGTCAACTCCCGACAGAAAACGGGAGTCGCTCGCCGCTTGTAGATCGGGCCGCCGCGTGAATAGCCGGACTTCTCCTGCCATTCGCTGGCGGCAACGCCGCCGCCGGCCTTCCAGATTTCCATCGCACATTCGATAGACATCTTTCTCATTTGTTCACCTCCTTTGTGGTTAGTCCCAACGATGTTTGACCCACCAAGGAGTCTCCTCCGTAGCGGATCGAAGCTGTGTCGGGTATTCTTTGTGCATGTTCTTCGCCACAACGCCTTCGTATAACTCAAGGCCGAAGCGTTGGTTGGCGATTTGCATCCGCTCGTAGTATTCCAGCGCGTCGGCGCCGGAGATTCGGGGCAACCGGTAGATCGTGTCCTGACTCGGCAGCCTGTCGATGTCCCAGACTTCGTTGACGTTATCGAACATAACGTCGAGCAGTCGTCGCCGGTCGTGGAGTATAGACCAATCCTTCCAACGCGGCCAAGCCACGTCGAAGATGACGAGCGAGCCGCGCCCGATAGAGCTGGCCCGTTGCCCGAGGATCTCGCCGTCGAGCCACGTTACCTCGTCGCCGGAGAACTGCGCTGCGATTCGTTCCAGAACCGCCGCATACTTATGCTCGACCGATGATGGTCGGTTGTAACGCGTCCACATCTTCTTGTTCTTCACGTCGATGAGAACACGCCAGCCGTTGATCTTGGGTTCATAGAACCATGCTTCGGGTTCAGGCTTCTCCTTAGCCCGATCCAACGGGCCGCCGTTCATCGGCCGCGCAGGAAAGGTTGGCGGGTTCATCAGCGGCGCTTGGTTTTGAATGCCAACGTGAACGGCGTGGCCTGATCGACGGCGAGGTTCTCCTCGACCGAGAGGATCGTGTGCCGGGCGGTGTGGAACTCCGGCGTGGGCTTGATGACAGAGCGGTGCGACAAGGCATCAGTCGCGCCAAACTTGGCAAAGACCGCCGCCACTTCCGCAAACAGATCATTGATCTTGTCCGCCGGAATCTTGTCGCCGTCGATCTTCACATCGACCGAGTTGTAGAAGAGCCGCTCGGTGCGCTCCTCGCCGATGGCCGCTACGATGGGTGCCTCGTCGGGCAACGCCTTGTAGCGGTTCTGGCAGGTGAGCAGCAACGATTGGCCGTTGCTCGAAGGAGCTTCGAGCGAAGACTCGACGTCGAGCTTGCCGCTGTGGTGCTGGTAGTAGTAGCGACGCGCCTCGACTTCGAGGTAAGCGCGGAGCTGCTTGTTCGCACCTTCCAGCGTCTCGATATCCTGCGTGTTCTTCAGGTAATCACTGACGAATCCCTTCAGCTCATCGCTGAGCGGAAGCACAGGATACGATTTCGTGTTTCCCTTCGGCTTGGTGCCGAGGGCCGACAGATTTACTTTTGCAATAGGCATGGTGTTATATCTCCATGTTAGGTGTTTCGGTTATTTCCCTACTCAACATCTGTTGAGTGAGACTGACGCCCCTCCCAGAGTTGGAAGGGGCGCGGAGTCTCACTCCTCTCGCTTACCACTCATACTTCAACCGCTTCGGGTTTCGGATAGACCGCTTTGAGAAGGCTCTGCAAAGCGGTGCGGCTGTCGCTATCGGCAAGCAACGCTTTGACCCGGCCAGCCGGATCAGCCGAGGGTTTCAGCCCTTGCTTCACCTCTCGGCGGATTTGATCCACGCTGAGATACGGAGGGTTTTTGCGGTTGTCGCGCTCGTTGGCGAGTGCGGCTTGCAACTTCAACGTCAGGTCGCTTTTTTCGATCTTAATTGTAACGGAGAGATGATCTTCGTCAGCCCAATTGCGGTAGTAGTAGATCGTCTCGTTGTCCTTTAGTGATTTCGCAAGCGTTCCGTTTTTGCAAACGCCATCGACAGCAGCGGGGATCAACGCAACGACAGCGTCACTGAGACGTTGGTTGTGATTCGCGACGACCTCGGCTTCCTTCTGGAGTTCCTCCAGCCGCAACTGAACGGCGGCCTCGATGATCTCGGCGCGGCTTGGCTTCGGCTTGATCGCCTGATCAACGGCGGATGGGACTATTGTTAGGGTTTTTCTTTTCATGTTACCTCCATGTTGGTTGTTTGGTTATTTCCCTACTCAACATCTGTTGAGTGAGACTGACACTCCCTGTGGGGGCAGGGAGTGCGGAGTTTCACTCCTCAGGGATGGGTTGGCAGCAGGTTGGGCATTTGCGCGGTGCGAACGCCATTTGTCGGGGGGTTTCGCTCGCGTCTTGGGCGTTGAGATGCACGAGGCGCACACCTTCGTCTTCGAGCCACTTGAACAGCAGCGGCTCAAGGTCTTCGAGGCGAGGCTTGATGAACGAGGAGTTCTCCAGAACGAGCATGAAGGCTGGCTCGTCAAGATGCTCGATCCACCTGATCTCCTCGATGATGTAGTTGGCATAGGGCTCCTCCGGATCGTGAAGGCCGTTGTAGACCCATGCCGTTATCGGACCTTCCGGATTCTTGTGAGGATGTTTCGGGAAGATGTGTCGTTGTTTGGGATATGTTTTCATCGCGTGATAGGATTTATGGTTACTCAACATTCGTTGAGTTGAGATCGGCGGCGAAGTCAGAGACCTCTGTCCAATCGTTAGTTGCCAGCAACACGCGTTGCCCGTTCTCTCCGGCCCAAGGGGTGAACTCGACGATGACAAAGCGGTAGTAGTCGCCATGATCGTTGAAGAAAACCTCGGGGCATTCCGACAATGCGCGGTCTTTGTAATCGACAAAGATCGTGATCGTCTTGGGATGCAGGTCGTCGCTGATCTCTTTCGAGAGGCTCGGACAGGCATCGTTGCGCCACGACGAGTCGGTGAATCCTCCCAACTCTGGAAGGGTGTCGTCGTAATCAGGGAACTCGGTTTTGTAGTTAGCCATACTTATCTACTTTTTTGGTGTTGTGGTTATTACAGCAGAGCGAACAGCATCCAGAGGAGGAGCAGGGACAATAAGACCAGCTTCTCCAGACACTTGGTTTTGTAGTGGTTACTCCGCATATCGACCTCCGCGTTCATTTGTTGCAGGATGGTAGAAACCGAATTCGCCCTTTGCCTTGCGGGGTTCGCAATCAGGGCATTTGCACTCGGCTTCGATGCCGCCGACTTCGCGACGCCACTCGCGTTCGGCACTCGGACGCCACTCGGCCGGATCGGCCTGGGGCTGTGGATCAGGGTTAAGGAACCTTGTTTCATGGCTCATGGTGATGAGGTTATGATTTCGGGACGAAGTCAATGACGAAAGCCAGATTCGTCCCGAAGTTGCGGTTGTTGGCCGCCAGATAGCGCGACCTTTCGTCTTCGAGTTCCTTGGGGGTTGGCTCGAAGGCGAGGGGACGTCCCTCGTCTTTCGCCGCCTCGCGGAAGCGGGGCAGCTTTTTCTTGGGCAGTATTCCTGTTTCCATGTTCGTGGTGTGGCATGATGCTCGCCTTTCGGGGAGTTTGTTGCCCCTCATGCCAGAGGGTTCACTCAACGAATGTTGAGTCGGCGAATCAGAACACTCTGATTCGACACCTCGACGCACCCCGAAGGATGCGCCGATGTGATTACTCGTATCTCCACGATGTGCCTTCGGACAAACGGCCCGTGCGCTCCATGCGCTTCTTGAACCGCTCCCAAAGCGCGGGGGCGGAGTGCGGCAGACGACGATGAAGCTGCCAGAACTCGGTTCGCAACGCCTCTGGTTTGTGATCGAACTCCTTGTTTGTGCGTGGTTCGAAAGCGGCAGCGATAAATAGCCGCTCAAGTTTCTTGGCTCGGGTGTTAGCGTTCATAGATCGCTCCAGAACGTGGCGGCGTGTTGCAACTCCGGCGAGGCGTCCGCAATCTCGGCGGGAGTCATGTATGGGATACGACAAAACTCGCCGAACGAAACTTTACCAAAGAAGGGATTGCGGTGTTCGTTGTAACGCACAATCGCGTCGGCTTCTCGCTTCAGCTCGGCATCAGTTAATCGGGGTAGTGGTTTTAGGGTCATGGTTCATGGTTCATGGTTCATGGTGCGTGAATCGCGCCACGCTTGCCGCTTTGAGCAAGATACAACGCAGGGCCGAAGCCCTGCGCTGTTGTTCTCACTCAACAGATGTTGAGTTATTCAGCGGCCTTGGCTTCTTCCAAGGCAACGCGGAGGATGCTCACCGCTTCAGCTTTCTCGAAGTTAGCGAGCAGCTTGGCAGCGATCTTGGAACCTTCGGAGCGGAGACGCGGCGCAACTTTCTTGCCGCTTCCCTCCGACGACTTGGCCTTCAGGCCGTAGTTGCAGAGGATGAACGAGACGCGGACTTCCCACGACCGCTCGTTCTTGTAACGCTTCCCTTCGCCGACGAGGGCATTGATGAAGCGAGGGGTTTTCAACTCTGCGCGGACTTGCTTCGCAGCGTCACGCTTGCCGATCGTCTCGACCATTTCAGCGGCAAGCTGGATGAGCGTTTCGCGGAGCGTTTCGCCTTGGAGGATTCCGTTGCAGAACGAGGTAACGAGTTTGTGTGTTTTCATGTTGTCTAACGAGCTAACGACTCAACGGATGTTGAGTTGAGCGATGCTTGGAGCATGGCTCTTTGTTTCTACTTGAGTGGATTCCGGCTCCGATGGAGCTTTCATCCATGAATAAATGGACGGGACACGGCGTTTTACTCTGTTAATCGGTAGGCAGGTTATGAGGCCAAAGGAGGGAAACCCCCTGAAAAGCAGGGCGAATCAATCAAAAGGGCCGGATTTTCCCCTATATGTTGTGTAGAGGTGGGCTTTTTGGCCCGATGCTACTCTGTTAGAGGCTGATTTGCCCCTTTTTGCGTAAGTCATTGATGCACAGAGGCTTGCAGCAATATCCATGCTTCATGGTTCTCGTCACAATGCGGCACAATACAGAGATGATCGGTAGAAAGCGCACGGATCCTGAATCTGTGACCCACCACCCGATCCACCACGGTCCCCTCTGACCACCAATTTCGCAGCAGTTACATATCATTTGATGGGAAATTAATTTTTCCCGGGATTTTGCATTTATTAACCGGCTGATAACCGCAACAATCAGGGGAGCCGTTTGACACACTTGCAAACGCAAGGATATTAACCCCGCAGGAAAGGTTGGATCCTAAGCTGGTCTCATAAGCCGGCTCTCCGGGTTCGATTCCCGGTCCTGCAAAATGGTGGGGGTCGTGCGGCAGCTTTCTAAACTGTGACGCTCGTTTACTGGGGAAATCCCGGACCCCGCCCCACTTTATGAAAGCTACCCTTGAGTTCCACCTCCCAGAGGACGACGCCGCGCTGACCGACGCCCGCCAGGGTTCGGATTGGAGATGGGCGATGGACGACCTCTTGCAATACCTCAGGTCCCAGATCAAGCACGGCGAACACACCGCCGAGGAGTATCGGACTTTCGAGCGCGTCCGGGCGCGAGTTATTGAAATCCTCGATGACCGAGGACTCCACCTTGGATAGGAACGCATACACTTGTTGCGAAGTGTATGCACTTGCGAACAAAGTCCTACGGTTTGCACTAAGCTTTCCCGGTGTCGTCGTTCGCCGTCTTCTCTGGGATGTCGCCTGACGGCGACCTTATCGGGTATAGCGCCTCACGAAAGAGGCTTTACGCCTCATGCTTCAGGTTGATTGTCGGGATTCCCGACATACTGACCCTCAGAATGTGGGCTAAACTCAGAAACCCCCGAAAACCGCGTTTTCGGCAGGCCTTTCCCCCTAAACTCGCGTTTAACCCCACTTTTAGGGGGGCTTTCCCCCTTTCCCCCAGGCTTTCCCCCAGTCAAAAACAGGGCTTAAATCGCTGTCCGACAGAGACATACTACAAATCTGGGGGAAAGGGGGATTCCTACAGTGTTTCTCTATAACAAAAAATATTATATATACGGCTGTAGCCCCCCTCCCGTCGTTCCGCCACCCGCATTCCCCGAATCCCTCCCCCTCGTCCCCCAGATCGACCTAAATCGCTGGCGCGAAGCAACTTAACGTGGGGGATGGAGTCTTTTTTCGCTGGGGGAACACCTAGGAATCCCCCAGTAATGATTGCTCAGTCGCAGTCATCCGGCCGTTTAACCTGACATTGTGCCTCACGAAGGAGGCTTCATGCTTCATGCTTCAGGCTGCCAGCCTCAGAACGGATTCTCGTCCGGCGTCTCCGGCCCTGGTGGCTCGATCCTCCACAGGGTCACCTTCTCCTTGCCGTACCGCCGCTGCGCGATGCTGACGCCGGAGTCGGGCTTGTTGGAAAGCTGTTGCATCCGAGCCCCCAGCACCCGAACCGGCCACTGGTTAGTCAGGGACGAGTTGTCGAAGACCACATTGAAGGACTGGTGAAGCTCCACGGAGGTCCCGAGCCAAACAATGTCACGTTCTTCGACCGGCATTCGTTTCCGCCACAGGCGCAGGGTGTCGGTCAGCTCTGCTGTCCTCGCGGATGCCTCCATCTTGTCTCGGATCTCGGGCGCCACGACGCTCCGAATCCCGTACCGCGAGCCGGGGTCCACGAGGCCCCTGGGATAGTCCCACTCCTTGAGCCATGCGAGGAGGTGGGGGAGTTCCTCGACAACGTCGCGCAAGGCGTCGGGGCCGGGGTTTTCTTCCCATGTCTGCATGGCTAGGACGATGAGCTTGTCCTCATTGCTAATGTCGAGGGCCGGAACTGACTTGATCGACACCGCGTCGTCGTTGGCCGCGATGATCACGCGGCCTTTCCATTCGACGAGGATCGGTGTCACAAACTTTTCGTGGTATTTGTGACGACCATGGGCCGCCAACTTCTTAATGGCGCTGGCATACCGGTTGAGCTGGGCCTCGGACTCGGCCGCCTTGGAGTCGTCGATGACGGCCAAGGGGGAGTGGTAGAGTTCGCTGTTAAAGCCGTTGCTTTCGCCGCTGACGATCGAGGACAGGTCGGCGTAGCCGCCCATCGCGGGGCGGAGGATCTGCTCGATGATGAAGGATTTGAAGCACTGGACGGGGCCTACCAGGGCGAGGGCCTGCCCTAGCTGCAATTCGCCCACCTCGGCGGACTCGTAGAAGCGTTTGAACCAAGCCAAGAAGGTGTCCTTGTACGAGGGGCAGGTAAAGGTGTTGTCGAGGACTCCGGCGTAGCGCGGGAAGAACTCACCCCATGCTCCGGCGGTCGGCGCGGCCGGCATGATCTTGGTGCAAGCGGTGTTGAGGAATCTTTTGCCGCCTTCTGCCCATGTTTCGTGGGGGCTGTAGAGGCGAGGGCCTGCGCCATCGACTCGGCGCTGTTCGCGGATGATGCCTTTGGCTACGTCCATTTGGGTCGCTCGCCCCTTGGGTGCGCTGTCGGCGTAGCCGCGCACCTTGAGTGCAGAGTGAAGCATTCCTGCCAGCTCATACCGCCAGATCCCGTCGGCGGAGCGCATGAAATAGGCTTTGCCGTCGTAATAAATGTCGGAGAAGTCGTCATTTCGTCCACCGGTTTCGGAAGAAATATTGGCCTCTTCTTCTTTGGTCGCGTCTGGATCTGATCCTTCTGGCTTACTAAGAACGCATTTTTCAGTCGGCACGGCCTCTGGATTGAACCAAATCAGCGATTGGGTATTTCCGTTGTCTTTTCGCACCACCCCCGGGAGGCGCGTGAGCCGGACTGCGGTGATGGCGTTGGGGTCGGCTCCGAGCGGAACGACGAGATCAGCAATCTTCTTGGCAGCGGCGACCCACTCATCTCGGTTATCTGCGGAAACCCGGACGATAGCGTGGGCCGAGGCATTGCCGGAGAGGGTTACGCAGACGATGGGGAGGTCGAGCTGGCGCAGGATGGCGAGCCACTCTCCGAGGTTGACGTTGTCGGACTCGACGAGGACGTGTTTGTAAGCGGAAATGGTCGCTTCGGACCGGCGGGAGGGTTTGGCTCCCTCGCGTTCGGCGTAGTCTCCGGTGACTGGATTAAGAAGAAACCAAGCGCCCTGCGTATTTGTCCGTCCCAGACGATCTACGTCCTCTGGGGGGATGGCTTCGTCCCAGACTCGCTGGCCCTGGGACATCTGATCGGTGAAGAGAATGGTCTTCTCTCCCGGGAATAGCGCCTTGAGAACGGTGGTAGTATCAATTGATACCGGACTGGGACTCGACGCGATGAAGTCCTCAACCGAGATCGGGCCGCCCTCCAAGAGCTTGGCGACGGCCGCCTCATCTTTGGGGCGTTTGGCTCCGACGCTCTTGCGCGGCGCGATCTTCCCGTCGGCTTCGGCCCGAACCTTGGACAGGGTGTTGGCAATTTCGCGGGGCTGGGACGGGCGTTTGAGGTACGCCTCGATCCACGCCTCGATCTCATCGTCTTCAAAGCCGGCAGCAACGAGCCGATGGGCTGCGCCGTAGATCCAGCCGTGGCATCCTTCTCCGGACTCGGGGCAGGGGTGGATACCAAATTCTTCGGGGGTAATGTCGAGGTTCATTTTATCAAAAAGAGTATTGCTTTGCTTGGCCCTTGCTCATTTTGGTCAGGAACCATCGACCGTTAACTTGGTAGGGGCGCAGGGTCTTGAACCGCTTGCCTCGTTTTCTCGCTAGTGAAGAGCGGGCCGCGAGGGCTTCCCCGAGGCTGTCGTAGCCGTCTTTTTCGCGGACTCGTTTCTCGCTGTTGTACATTTCATTCTCCTTGTGGGTTGTTGGGTTATGATTGCTTGTCGTAGAAGTCGATGCGTTGGCCGAGCCATCCCATGCAGTTCACGGCCATCGAGTTGCCCAAGGCTTTGTAGCGTGGGCCGTCGGGGCATTGATCCGCCGGTTTCTTCTTCCACGGGATCAAGGTGTGGCTATCGGGGAATCCTTGGAGCCGCTCACATTCTGTCGGGGTAAGCCGTCTGACTGCCATGCCTACGCGAGCGAATTGGTAGTTGTGTTTCGCTCCAGACCGCAGGGCTTGGGCGGTCGGGTTTTCTAGTTGTCCTCCGCCGCTGGCCCACTGGACTTGAGCGACCCCTTGCGTCGCTGCTGCGTCCAGAGTGTAGCTTGTTCCGTCGGCGTTCCATCCGCGCCCGTTCTGTTTTTTGTCTCGGTCGGTTACGTCCTGAATCGCGGTCGCGGCCGGCACGATCGCTCCTCCGGTGTGGTTAATGTCGCTCGCGGAAGACGAGAGGGCTTGCGAGGTATCGCTCACGGTCTGGTTGTAGGCGTCCACGGCAACCAGATCTGTGGCGTCTTTGTAATCCCGCGCTTTCATGGCCGAGGCGGTTCCGTCTTCGACGTATTCGCCGAAAGCGACCATTCGGGCCGGAGCCAGATAGTTCTGTTGCTTCATCCCTGCCTCGGCAGCCAAAGCCCCCGCGATCTTGCCGTCGCCACCTATGAGGCGGACTTCGTCGCGGGTGTTTTGTTGGAAGGCGATCAGCATCCCCGAGGCAGCGGCTTGGATCGTTGTCATCCCTTGTTCTCCATCGTCTGCCGAGAGAGCGCCCACGGCCAGCGCATGGCCGTTGAGCAAGGTCTGGTGGGTCAGTTTGTTCCCGCCGCACTCGGTATCGAGAGCTCCGGCGACTTGCATGTATCCAGAGCTGGCGAGATCGACGTCTTGACACCAGCCCCCGCTTCGAGCGCGAGCCGTAAATGTTCCGGCAACGTCTTCTTTCTTTTTTCGGCTCTCCGCAGAATCCCTGCACACGCTTTGGGACTCAAAAAGAACCTTGGCGGCACGGGTCCGGTCTCCAAGACATCCGACAACGAAGACACGTCTCCTGCGCTGCGGGACGGCGCGGGGGTGTCGTTGTGTTCGGATCCATTGAGCGTCCAAGACGCGATAGGCCCAGCCATACCCCAGCTCCCCCAACGCCCCGAGGAAGGAACCAAAATCCCGTCCTCCGTCGCTAGACAGGACGCCGGGGACATTTTCCCACACAACCCATCGAGGCCGGAAACGCCGAGCGATTTCAAGGTAGGTAAGCATGAGTCCTCCACGGGGGTCTTTGAGTCCTTTTCGCAGACCGGCGACGGAGAAGCTTTGGCAGGGGGTTCCTCCGACCAAAAGGTCGATTGCGTCCAAGTTGTTCCAGTCTTCATAGTTGTTCATGTCGCCCAAGTTAGGGACTTCCGGCCAATGGTGGGCGAGGACAGCGGCCGGAAATGGCTCAATTTCAGAGAATGCGGCGGGAGACCAGCCAAGGGGTTCCCACGCCACGCTTGCGGCTTCGATGCCGCTGCAAACCGAGAGGTATCGCATAAGGTTATCTGGTTAACAACCTACGCACAAAGTAATGGCCGTCCATCCACATTGTTTGCAAACGCTCATGGGCCATGTCGGCGTCCCAAAAGAACGCCTCATGCGTGTGGGTGCGGAGGTCTTCCTCGATGGTGACAAAGCCGTCGTGTTCGCGGCCGAACAGCTCCGGAGTTTTCCATCCGGTGACTTTTTGAAAGGTTTCTAACAATGTATAGGTCATTTCATGTAGAACTTTGAGATTGTGGCTTCGGCTCCAAGCGGAAGGGTCGAACACCAATCCGGCGGGGTGGAGAGTATTGCTTCGACATCGGCTTTGAAGGATTCGCTCAATCTTTCTTCGCACATTATGACAACTTCGTCGTGAACCCGCATGATGATGTCGGCTCCCGCGTCGCGCAGGGCAGCGCAGCGATCCATGAAAACGTCCCGTGCAAACGCCTGGGTTGCGTTTTCTGCGAGGAGCCCACCATACAACTTGGTCGGCGCCATCGTTCCGCCCCGGGGTATCTTGCAGCGATAGTCGCCGCGCCCTTCGCCCGAAGACGTGACTTCGCGGTAGGCGAGCGTCCGTCCGGAAGGCAGCGTCAGCTCGAAAGTTTGGGTCTTTTCGTCCACGGCTTTCCGCATGGCGCGGTCTAGTTTCTTCCACAGTCCGATGATGAGCGGGTTGGTGCTGCGGTAGGACTGCACAATTTCTTGCGCTTCCTCTAAAGATATGTCGAGTCCTGCCATGATCTTGGCGACGTAGCGGAATTTTTCCGCGCCGCATCCGTAGCCGAGGCCGAGGACACGCGCTTTGGCGAGCTGCCTCATCTTGTTATCCACCTCTTTGAGCGAGCGAGGGTCGGTGTAGCCCATCGTGGCTCGGGCGTGAGCTTCGTAAACGTCAGCGCCACCGGCCATGAGTTCCAAACTCTTCTTGTCCCCGGCGAGGTAGCAGATGCACCGCGCTTCGATTTGGGCCAAGTCGGCGATGATTAAGGTATGCCCAGAGGGCGCCTCGATGAGGTTGCGGATATCGACTCCGGCGACGTGACCTTTGGGGAGGTTTTGGGCGTTCCATCCTCCGGAGCCGCTGTCGCGGCCGGTGAGGGCGCCGAAGTATTTCATGTCGTACGGCATCCAGACCGAGTCTGGTTTAAGGCGTTTCCGCATCGCCTCCACGGTTTTCATGTGTTTATTGGCTTTGCGGAAATCTCTGACGGCGCGTACCCAAGGGAATTGGTCGGCGAACTCGGCTTCCCACTCCGCCCCTTCGGTAGTCTTTTCGGCGAACGTGGTCGGTTTGCGGATGCCTTCGAGGTCGCATTGATCGCGGATCGCTTGGAGTGATAGGAGCGCGACGTCGCTCTTGCCTGCCCACGGGATCAGCGCAGCGGCTCTGGCGGCTTCCTCTTCAAGGGTAACGCGGGCGGCTTCCAGCCGAGGCAGACTCAGCGGAACGCCCTTCATGGTCATCTCGCGGGTCATTTTGGAGATCTCGCGTTCGTGCGCCGGCCATTTGTGTCCGTGGCATCTCCAGAGCAGGAGAGTGGCCTTGGCGTCTTTCAAGGCGTATCGGGCGATCTCCTTTTTGAAATCGTTGTCCATGCGCTTCCGCTTTGGGACGATGACTCCTGGAGGTAGATGGTAGTGGCGGCCCTTCATGTTGTCCCGGGTGCCTTTGCTCAATTCCAGTCCGAGGAGATGCTTTGCCGCTTCTTTCAGGGATCTCGGGTAGCCGAGGTACGCGGCCATATCAGCGGTGTCGTAGACGTTTGAAGGTTGTGCGTCGATGACTACGCCTTGCTCGATCAGCGCACCAAGTAGGGTCAGGTCGAAGGCCGCGTTGTGCATGACCCACTCTTGGCCGGTGACTGCGTGCCAAGGCGCATCTTTCGGCAAACCGACGTACGCCCATCCGGAATCGGAGTACATGGCGACCATGTAAATGTCCGTATTCCGAGCGTAGTTGTACGCGCCGAGGGTCGTTACACTGACCTCGGAGTCGTAGTAAGACTCAAAGTCGATCGCTACCATCGAGTTCGCAGATAAGGGTGAGGAGGTAGCCCGCGAAGTCGCAGAGTTCGTCGATCAAGTCTTCTTGCTCGATTTGGATGCCGCACAGAACTCCGAGCGTGACGGAGAGAGTCTGTTCCGGCCGAACAATGTCCGGATCGCTGAATCGGCCTAGCGTGTAGTTACTCATGCTGTGCGGTAAAAGCGGATGCGATCGACCCCGTCTCGGTCGATCACTGTGCGCGTGGCAATTTTGATACCAAGGCGCTTGGCATAGCCGTTGGCTATGGAGCGAAGGTTGTTGGGCCGCTCACCCGTAGACGCGGGGTAAAGGAACGAATCGTTTACCCGTAGTTTTTCGATGATCCACGACAGCGGATGCACGTAGAGGTTTCCGGCCTTGGTCTTGCGCGCCAGCGGAACGTTTTCCTCAATGACGATGGTGTAAGTCCTCATTCGCCGAGCCACCCGATTTTGTCGCGCCAGACCTCTAACCCGCTCGTGGTGTATCGCACTTGGAACTTGATGCCGCCGCGCCGGAGATCGGCGAGTACGTTATCCAACATCCATTGCTCGTCGTCGCGGTAAGGGCCGGCGAGGGCTTTCCATGCGGTGAATTCTTCGGTGTGTTTCATAGAGTTAGTTGTTTGCGGCCCAGAGAATTTTGGGCGAACCGTTTGATGACTTGGCGGCGCGGAAACCGGCAGGGACGATTACTCCAGTTCTTTGGCATTTCTTGGCGACGTGCCCCCACGCTCGGCCGTCGGGAGGTTTAGGAAGGCCGCAAGACTCGGCGAATCTGCGGGCCTCTTCTGTTAGAAAAGGTTTCGCTGCTTCCTTGGCGAACCGCGCAAACAGGACTTCAGCTTGTTCTGTCCAGCCGTCGGAGTCTCGGTCAGCGCGGTCGGCCGCCGCTTCGGCAGCCTCGTGCCCCCGTCTAAACGCGTTAAAGAGTTCGAGCTGCTCGTTCACGGACACCTCCATCCGCACTTGGCGTAACCCGCGATGTCCGTCCAATTGTCGCGCTTCGCCATGTGGGTCTGCCGCGAAAGTTTGAGGCAGATCATTGCAATCGCTACATCGCGAGCCGTGGCGGCCCACCCGAAAAGGGCGTTCCACATGGCGGCTGTTCTCGCGAAATCCTGCTCCGGCGGCCCGTATTGGCTTTGCCGGTCGCCGTCCGTAAGCCTCTCGGCTTCGAGGAGGATCGACTCTTTGTCGAGTTCCGCGAGCGAAGGGTAGAGAAGAATTGGGATGCCGCGCCATTCGGCTAGAGCTTTTTCAGCTCTGGCGCCGGTCGAATGCTCCCATCCCGGAAGAAGGACAAGACCCTCGGCTTTCATCACTCCGGCAATGTCGCGTCGCATGGCGTTGTCCATGAACTCAGCGGTGACGGGATCTTTGTCGGGATCGAAGCCCGCGTCCAAATCTAGTTTCGCCGGGTTGATTGGTTCAAACCCGCGATCTCGGAGGTCGATGTCGGCGGCGAGAAACGCGTCAAAATTGTAGCGCGGGTAGCCGCGCATTGGTCCCGCAATGTAAAGGTGGGTCATAAAGAGGAGCTTCCGGCCGAGGGTGCCCATGCCCCCACAAACAATTCCCCGGCCGGAAGCAGATTGATTAGAGGTTGCCCTCGATTTCCTTGGTGACCTCTGGAGCCACGAGGCCGTTGGTGCGGATGCTCGGCTGCCACCAGCTATTTTGGCCTTTGATCAGGTTCGACCCGAGGAGCCATTGACCTCCGGTCAGTCCAGTCGAAGCCAAGTGTCCCCGCAGCGCACTGGCGATCGTGACGGCGACTGCGCCGAAAGCGGTGCCGCTGACAGTCCACATGACGCGGGTGTATTTTTTGCCCCCGAACGTGTAGTAGAAGAGCGCCTGGGCGTCTTCGGTCAACCCCTCCGGTTCTTCGACGAACAGCTCGATGTGCGCGATTTCGGAGAACTTGCCGCCCCCGCTCAAGCGGCTGACTGATCCGCCGGCCGCCATGACTTCGGAGGCTTTGTTGAAGCGGCGAGCCGGAGTGGACTCGCGCGCGTCGAACGGAATGTTTTCCTGATACTGTTTCGCCATCGTTGCGACGATGACGTTGATCGGGTTGCTCCGCTCGCGGCTGTCTGCCGAGAGTTGGCTGAGCTGATGCTCTTTATTTATCACGTAAGTCCCCGGGACGAACGTGTTGGCGAGGTCGCCGCTCTTGTTGACGAGGTTGAGGCGGGGAAGGCGCGTGTCTTGCGCGGTCCATTCACCCAGCAACCCCTTGGCTGGCTCGGCGATGCTCGGGACGGCTACGGCCAGCTCCGGTTTCACGACGACTGCGGTTTCGGTGTTCGACTCGGCCGGGGCCTTGTCGAGGTCTTCGAACGATATTTTACTCATACGATGTTTAGTTTTGTTTGGTTGTTCGGCAGTTCCGCTGCCTCGGTTGTTGGGTTAAGAACCCTTCAAAGTTTTCCAATCCTTCGGAATTTCAGCGTCCCATCCCCGCCCATCCATCGGGTTTCCGTAAACGCGGACGTCTTCGGAGAAGAAGTGTTTGACGACGCCGGAATGATGGAGCCGCACGACCCACATCGAGTTAACCGCCAGCCCGTAATCGACGAACAGAAGCGCGTCGCCTTCGCCCATAGGCGTGTGAACCGAGATCGGGATGCGGAACTCATGGCAGATCATTTGTGGCAGAAGGGGCAGAGCGACAAGTCCGGCTCGGGCGTTTTGTTGGCGACCATTCGCGGCACGACAATTACCAACGTGACGATGAAGGCGATGTAGGCAGCCGACGCAACAATGCAGAGGCGGGTAGTTCGAGTCATACGATCCTCCGAAGAAAGTGTGAGGTGCCGTCCGCTTGTGCGGCGTTGGCGTCTAGCAGCGCAGCGCGCAGTGTTTCCTTGGCGGATTTGATCGTTCCGCGTTTGGCGGTGCGGACGAATGCTTTCTCCAACGCGCCGATTTTGACCTCGGCGCATCCGGCGAAAGCCTCGGGCGTCATGTGGTCTTTGACGACCTCCCAAGCGGCCTGGGCGTCAACGATTTTGAAAGGCGCAGACCGCTCGGCGAGCGCAAACCCAGGAATCTCGATGCCCTCGACCAATCGCATTTCCAAGGCGCGGCTATCGACTTTTTCGGCCCACGCTTTGAGGATCGGGCCGAGTTTTTTGGCAACCGCCATTACCTCTGGATCGTCGATCAGTGCGGGGTCGAACTTGGCCGGAAGTTCCAGCGCTTCGGGTTGGTATTGAGCGGCGACGGCCAGCGCGAGGTTGTTGAGCTTTGGGCATTTGGCCCGTTGCCCGCACCACGCGCAATGGCTGCCGGTCTGGTAAGTCTCGGGGTTATCGCGGCGAGCTGCTTCGATGATCGCGGCGGTTTGCGCCGAGAGCCGCTCATAGTCGGACTTCCGCGACCAAGACTCGACGTCGATAACCCCTTGAAATGGTAAAACTACGTGGGCGGTAATTTCCTCGACCTCGGGATGTTTATCCCAAACGCCGAGACAATAGGCCCAAAATTGAGGTGAGTCCGCTTCGTAGGCGCTGAACGCAAACTTGTAGTCGATCAAGTGGGCTTGCGGCCCGTTCAGGAACAGATGGTCGATATGACCAAACTGATCCAGCATCGAGTACCTTTCTTCGCGAATTTCCTTTGCGCTTAGGCCGACCTTTTTCCGCAGCAGGGAGAGATACTTCAGGCACATTTCCGCTGCTTCGCGCAGACGCGAATCGTCCGGTGGAATCACGTCGAGGTTTTCCAGCTCCACTGCTTTGTGGCCGAGGGTCCCTCGGTCGGCTGCTGATTTGTCTCTGGTTTGGTCGTTTCGGAATCCTGGGCATATAGCTTTGAGTTTTAGGCTTGAGGGTGAATGCTCGCTGTGAGCGGGAAGAATTTCGGGCGCTTCGGCCGGCGGTTGTGAGGTTGATAACCCAGACATGGAAAGAGAGACTGCGGGGCTGGTGGATTCGTTCAAACTTTTCTTGCCCTCATTCAAAATTTCCAAATTCTCGCGTTTTTCGGCACTGAGTTTGGCGGCGGCGGCCTCTACGCTTCCGGGGGCAAACAGTCGGATAACGAGAGCCCTCGACCGGGTCCCCACTCGGGCGATCCGTCCGATAGCCTGCTCTTCCACAACTCCGCTGAATTGGGGGCACAGCAAAGCCACGCGAGGGAACGAACCACTTGTGTCGTGCAGGTCGATGCTTTGTCCGCCGGCCGCGATCTGGACGAGGATCGTCCGCAGTTCGTTTTCTTGAAACCGGCGGCGCGTTTCGAGCCGCTGTTCCGCACTTTCGCGACCGTCGATGACGCAGCCTTGGTCGAAATGGACGCGGGCGGCGTCGATGGATTCGTGGAAATTGAAGAAAATGACGGCTGATCCTCCGGCTTCCACGATTTCTTTTGCCCTCTCCACGAGGTAGGGGACTTTGATCTTCTCGATTGCTTGACGCTGTCGGAGGTTTTTGACCGCTCCTGGATCTTCGGGGTCGGCCATTTCGTCGTAGAGTTTTTTGACTTCATTTTTGTCGGTTGTGGAAAGCCATAGTTGTTCGTCGGTAATCATCAGCTCTGGGAGCTGCTCGCGTAGGACTGCCTCTGGGACGCGGTATCCTCTATTCGCGAATATCGAATGGTGAAGGCGTTCCATTTTTTCTTTGTTTTCAGCGCGCTTAGGATCCCACTCCAGTCCGCCCCAACGAGACTCGACCGCACCTTGTTCGCGCACCCATTTCCAGTAGTAGCCGGAGGAAAAGAGCCGGAGTTGGACTCCGATGGCTTTCATGCGGAGAGGGGACTCGGCAGCGGTCGCTGAGAGCATGAGAACGCAATGGTCAGCGGCGGACTCAAGGAGTTTTCCGTTCTGGGACGTCGCCGAGCCGCAGACGTGCGCCTCGTCGAAAATCAAAAGACACCGCTCGGGAAGCTGCCACTCGAACGTCGATCCCTTCCTTCCTTTGGGTAGTTTCTTCACCCAGGGCGTGTTCCCGTTCCGTAACTTTTCGGGGTTGAGAACAAAGAGGGGGTTGACCCCGAACGCCGCGAGCGTGGCTTCCCACTTGGCGATGACGCTCTTCGGGCAGACCACGCAGGTTTTTAGCGCATACTTGGCGGCCACCGCGCTGGCGATAACAGTTTTTCCGCCTCCGCAGCCGGTTCCGTCTAAGCTGGCCCCGACCGAGTCGAGGATCTTGAGGTGTCTACTGACGGCGTCTTGCTGGTAAGGAAAGAGCTTCATTTTTTGTCGGCGGCGAGAAGCGCGGTTATCTCGTAAGGAATGTCTGTGACTGTGTGGAACCTCTTACGAAGCATTTCGCGCATTACCTCCAAAGTCGGACTTACCAGATTAAGATGCTGGTGAGAGTCCGCGTAGTTCCAAACAACCGCAGTAATCTGAACTTCGGCGCCCCCGCCCCACCACGATTGCCGCTCTGGAAACGTTCCGAACGCACACGGGTCGCACACGGGAACAAAGAGAAAGCCTGTGCCGGCTGTCCAGTCAGCCATGTTGTCGATGGCGCACTCGATCTCACGGACGGAGTCCAGCAACGCGTAGGCGTACCACATGCAGGTCACCAAGCGGAAACGTCCGTTCCATTCTGGACGGGGGTCGAGAAAGTTACCTTCGATAAAGTTGGCGGTTTGGTTCGCGGCGCGGGCCTTCTTTAACATCGCCGGAGACAAGTCCAGCCCAGTCCGCTCGATGTGCGGAAATTGAGCGAGGGAGAAGCCGGTGCCGCATCCGACGTCAAGCCACGGGCCGCCTTTGCCGAGTAAAAGTTTGAGAATCTTCTTTTCGCTTTTGGTCATCGACGCTGCGATGGGTCCTTCTCTGAAGGTCTGATCGTACGAATCCGCGTATTGTTGGTCGTAGAGATTACGGATTTCGGAAGGAGTCATTTTGAACGCGGCAGTATCGTTTAAGTCTACTATCTTGTATGAAATACTTAATCTGTATGCTGTTTGTGTCGTCAGCCTTGGCAAATGAGCTGACTTTTTACGACGAGAACGGAACGACGCTTCTGACCCGCATCGGGGCAAGGGAGTACCAAGTCACCCGTTTGGACCGATACATTGACGTTGAGCCGGTTGTTCAGCCGCCGGGGCTTCATCGCTTTGAGCGGTTGGAGTCTTTGTTGACTCCACTTCCGTAGCCGGGTAGTCGGATCGGCGGACAAGTTCCAGCCAGTCATCGGCGAGCATGGTCACAAGCCACGGCTCGCCGTTTTTCTTATGCGCTAGGACCGGAATCTTTTTTCCGCAGTCGTTGAGTGCCTGCTTCATCGCGGCCAAGACGTTCAAGTTCTGGACGCCTTTGACCTCGAAGTGAAAGCCCGGCAATTCGGGGCAAACCACGTCGGCGTCGCCGGCCGCTCCGCAGTATTGTTGTCCTCGGTAGGCTTTGAGAAAACCGGCCTCTCGGAGTTGATCCCTCCAGAGCCGCTCGACCCTTTTTCCTTTTTGGCGGCTATTCACGGGATGGCAGAAGTGATGCGGCCTTGCGCCCAGCGAACAAGATCGTTCTCGGAGTACATGATCTTCTTCTCCCCGAGCTTGACGCACGGAAGCCCTTGCTTTCGCCAGTAGGCCAGCGAATTGCGGTGAAGTGGTTTGCCGAAGATCTCGCTTAGGCGAGCGATTGCTTCCCCTGCGGTGTAGACTTCTTTGCGTGGCGGGGCAGCCGATTGGATCTCCAGCTTGATGCGGCCTTCGGCGATCGGTGTCGCGGTGAAAGCCGAACATTCGATTGTCATTGTCATAAGTAGGGCGGTTCGTCGTCGTCGATACAGGCAACGACCGCGAGGAGTAGCAAGCACCAGGTAAGGCTGATGAGTGTCACGGGTTGTGAGGTTAAGAACCTTGCTGAAGCAAAGAGCTGCGGAGAGCTTGCCGGATAATCTCAGACATCGAGTAGCCGGTTCTCTCCGCAGCTTTAATGAGTGCGTCTTCTAGTTCAGCGTCGCTGGCAAAGCTCCGGATCAGCTTCGGGTTGCGAAGCTTCTGAAGACTCGGCAAGAGACTCGCGCAAGGAGGAGTGTCCATCGTTGGTGTAAGCATACGACGAAATCCCATCTTGCACAAATAACTCGGCGATTTTCCCCGGAGGAAGGTTGACTTGGTTTGATAGGCGCTTGAGCGCTTCTTCTTGAGCATGGGTGAGGTTGATGACGACCATGACTTATGGTATATTTAGGTTTTGGTTTAGGTTTAGTTTAGTTTAGGTGTTTAGGTTAGGACTTAGAGGGGCCGATATTAACATTCTGATAATGCCGGTCAACGCCGAATGTGTTTCATCACGGCGGTGAGCTGCTCCATGGTTTTCGGGTCTAAATCCGCTTCCGCTCGTTCTTCCGCGTCGTCGGGAAGTTCGTTCACGATTTGCAGGGCGAGCTTTCGGACGGAGTTGTCTTTATCTACTTTTTTTAGGTAATCCTCGGTGGCCTCACGAATTAGGGCCGATACGTTGGTGCTTTTGGCCGCAGCTAAGATATCCAAAGCTTTGGCTGCTTGGCGCGTCTCGACATAGGAGAGACGGCGTGTTCCTGGTTTTAGTTGATTGGGCATGATGTTGTGTTTTCCTTTGATTGGGGTTTCAAGGTTGTTACGAGATTGTTACCCCTCCTTTCTTTTGGCAAGACCATTTTATTAACCCGGTAAGATTATTCGCACCCGCGAATTGATTAACCTTCTCGGGAGTGATCTCGAACCATTCCTTGGCGGCGGCTGGCGCCACCAGAGATTTGTAGTGCTCACGGAGCATCTGCGGCGAGTTGCCGGCCTGCTCCGAGGTCAGGGCTGCGTTGCGGTGCAGGGCCAGATGGTAGGAGCAAAAGCTGTGGCGCAACACGTTTTGCTCCCATTTGGCGTCGAGCCCGACCTCTTTGAGGGCCGACTTGTTCAAGGACAGCCGCTCGATGTTCTTGCGGGAGGTCAGGGGTCCTTTCTCAGGCAGCCCGATCGCGAGCCACTCGCAGAGGTTGTCCGGCAGTTCCAAAACGCGGCGTGACCCTTTTTTGGCGATCTCGGCCCCGATGACGGCGACTTTGTCTTCCAACGAAACGTGGTCGCGGGTCATGCGCTCAAACTCGGCCCGGCGGGCGCCCGCGAACGCCATCATGGCGATGTAGGCGATATGACGGGGACCCGCTGCGATGAAGAGACGCATCAGGTCTTCCGGTGAGAACACGGCTGGCGTCGAGTTGCGCGTTTTCGGAACAACAACGCTTTCGGCCACGCTTTCAAACTCACGCGGCAGGTATTTCTGCCGCATGGCGAATAGTTCCAGCGCACGATAGCCGCGCAGAAGGTTTCGCTTCGTGTGGGCCGAGTACCCGCTCTCGATGAACTTGCGTTCGATGAAGGCAGACGTGACTTCGGGCAGGGCCATTGCGCCCGCCCAAGAAGTCCATATCTTGTTGAGGTGAACTGTTGTTTCAATGTGCCGCTTGGAGGCTTCGCGGGCTCGGCTGGCAGCCTCCACTTCTTTGCAGATCTCGGCGACTGTCTTGCGGGGAGCGCCGACGCGGTGGAACTTGCAGTAGAACTCGACGGCTTCGTGCAGGGGAACGCCGCCAAGCTTTCGGGCGCATTCGCGGTAGTAGACGATATCCTCGCTACGCACGGTTGTTTTTTCCCCTTCGGCCCGGGCAAGATCCCGTACAATGCGCTCGGCTTCGTCGATGGCTTTTTCGGAGCTGGAGAAAGCGCGGCGGAAGGCCCGGCTACCGACTTTCCAGTCGAGCCGAAAAAACTTGTAGTTGCCGTTTTTGGTCTCACGGATTTTGACCCGCGAGCCGTTCAGTTCGAGTTCGTGGACGCCGGTCGCTGTCTCAATAAGTCTGGATTTGCTCATGGTGAATTTGACGTAAGTCTGTGCCAATTCGTTCAAAATTATTCATAACCTTGCACAAAGGTTCACAACAAATGTTGCGTAACTTTCCGTTTAACAGAGTAAGTCGAGTGACTTACGAATTTGAAAAAGGGGCAGCGCGTACGGGATTCGAAGTTGTTTGCACAAATGCGTAAACCTTCAGAGTACCAGCGCCTTGCGCTGTTATCAAATCGGTCTGTGCCAGCGTTTGGCAAGGCTTTTGGCACAAAACACTTATGATTTTCAAACCCTGTCTCATTAACGACGCAAAACTCGTCCCCTCGACGGCGATCCGCCGCTACGGATTCATTTTCCCGCCGGAGTATGCCGATTGGGCCATCGAGCTTTTTATGTACCGCGAGGGCGGTCGCTCGCCTGATTGGTTGGGGCGCGAAGAGCACTTCAAACGTGCGGCCAAAATCTTTTGGAACCACAAGACCGAGAACTTCATTTGGCACCCTTGGGCCGAATCGATGTTGCACGAGTGCTGCCATAATCGTTATGTCGGTTTCGCCGGTTGCGGATCGTCTGGCAAGTCGGATTTCATGGCGGTGTGGGTTTTGTTGAATTGGCTCTCCGCTCCGTATCACACGCTGGGATTGCTGACCTCGACCTCGATCCGCGACGCCAAGAAAAGAGTTTGGGGCGCTGTGCAGAGGTATTGGCCTGCGATCAAAGATGTCGCCCCTGCCAAGCTTGCGGATACGCCGACTCCGGCGATCTACGTGATGAAAAACGGCCAAAGGCAGGAACAATCCGGCGTTTACCTGATTCCCGCCGAAGCCCGCAAAAGCAATGAAATCACTGGCAAAATGAGAGGCATGAAAGCTCTCCGGGTCTATCTGGCGGCCGACGAGCTGTCTGAGTTGAGCCACGCGTTGATCGACACCGCGCTGTCCAACATGGCGAACAACCCGGTGCTGCACATTTGCGCCGCGTCCAACCCGACAAGCTACTACGACCCCTTCGGCAAGTTTGTGGAGCCAAAGGACGGGTGGGGGTCCATCAATGTGGACACCGGCCGCTGGGAGACCAAGATCGGTGGCGTCTGTCTGCACTTTGACGCGCTGAAAAACCCGAATTACTTGGCCGGAGAAAACCGATGGCCGATTCAAAAGTTTGAGAAGATCGACGAAGCCAAGTTACGACTCGGCGAAGATTCGCCATTGTTTTGGAGGGATTATCGTGGCTTTTGGGCGCCCCAGGCAGCCTCGAAAGCTATCTATTCGGAGACGGAAATCATTCGGTTTAGGGGCGACCAGCCGCCGGTCTGGCTGAAAACGCCACAGCGCGTGGTCGGCATCGACCCCTCGTTCGTTTCCGGCGGTGACCGCTGCGTCTTGTACCTCGGCTCCTACGGCGTGAACAAAGAAGGGTTCGACCAAGTATCGTTCGACGAATTCCACTATCTAGAAGACGAGGTGACCAGCCCCGAACCCCGCACCATGCAGATTGCCAAGAAGATTCGCGATATCATCGTCCAGCACAACGTCCCCTGGTACAACGTCGGCGTGGACGTGACGGGCGGTGGCGTCCCGTTCTGCGACGCGCTCGCGTCGGTGGCGGGGAATAATGAGTTCATGCGGGTTCACTTTGGCGGGGCGCCTTCGGAGCGAGCGTTGTCCTCGTATGATTCGACCAAAGGCAGCGAGAAATACTGCAATAGGGTGACCGAGTTGTGGTTCGGCGCGAAAGAATTCCTCCAGCGTGGGCAGCTCCGAGGTATCGGGCCGGATCTGGCCCGAGAGATGACGAGTCGCCACTACGACACGCGCAAAAGTGGGGCGATGAAAGTGTTGGTTGAGAGCAAAGTTGACATGAAGGCTAGGACAGGGCGGTCGCCTGACATAGCGGACGCGTCATTCGTTTTGCTTGAAGTTGTCCGTGAGCGGTTTGGTATTCGGGCGCCCCAAGATGGTAACTCTGGGACCGGCGGGCATGAAACCCGGTGGAAGCGAGCGATGACAAAGTTTACGCCGTCGCGTAACCCCAGTTTGCTTTCCCGCTTTTAGCGTTTATCATAACCGACTAACCTCATGCGTAAGAGACCGAAACCGGCGTCAGCCGAAGTAGCAGGAGTAGTTGTAGTATCTGATTTACATTGCGGTTCTTCTGTCGGGCTTTGGCCTGACGGCGCCAAAGTCAGTTACGGCAACACTGTCAATCTAGGCGATAACCTTCATCAGCAGTGGCTGTGGTCATGTTGGGCCGACATGCAGACGCGGATCTTTGAACACTTCAAAGGGGCGCCCTGGGCGCTGATTGTCAACGGAGATTGCATCGAAGGCCAGCACCACGGGACTCAGGAAGTCGTCGCCGCCAAGATGAAAGACCACAGCAGCGCGGCGATCCAAGCGTTGCTTCCGCTGGCGAAAGTAGCCGCAAAGCGTTACTTCATTGCCGGAACTGAATGTCATACCGGCGATTGGGAAGAGTATATCGCGCAAGAGTGCGGCGGTCAGTTCTGCGGCGACAAGGCGTTGCTTGAACTAAATGGAACACTGATCGACGTAGCGCACCACATGCCGACCAGCGCACGAGCGTATCTCGAAGCGGGGGCCATGAGCATCACGATGGGAAACGCTCGTTTGAATTACGCCCGCTCCGGTCATCGTCTGCCTCGGGTCTTTTTGAGAGGCCATCGCCATTGCGGCGGTTACTACTCGGACGCTCACGCGCTCTTCCTCGTGACCGGCGCGTGGCAAATGCTGACCCGCTACGGACACAAAGTCGTCGGCGATAGCTTGTGCCGCCCATCGGTCGGCATTCTCGACTGGCGTAATCTTCCGGCTAACAGCCTCCCTGCGGTAAAACTTTTGACCTATGATCCAGAAGAAAGTAAAGCCGTCCGCGTCTGATCTTTACGACTCGGCGTGGGCGGCGATAGAGGCTGAATCTGAAGGCGTCAATGAAGAGGCGCTCCGCCAAGATGGATGGAAAAGCCATCGCGACTTCGCAAGCTCGGGGCTGTATCAGCGAATGCTCCGCAACCCTTCGGTTGAACGTCAATCGTTCCGGGTTGTGCGGTCCGTCGGAGTCCGCCGGGTGACATTTCTTCGGCCTAAGCTATAATAACCTGACCACTCATGGAATCCGGATTGCAACCACTTGAACTGGCGGGGCTAAACGAATCAGGCAAGCCGCCGAAAATGCGCGTCACGACTGTTGACGCGGCCCGTTCTATTTACAAAGCCCTGAAGGATTCTGATGCCGGAAGCTCCCAGAACCGGGCGTTGATCGACTCGATGTTCAACGGCTCGCCCCCTTTCAATCAGGACGACCTGACGGAGATGGGTCAAGGCGAGAGAACAAACTTGGATTTTGGCGAGGCAGCGGCGCTCAAAGAGCAAGCCTTGGCCGGATACTACGATTTGACGGCGTCGGTTGATTCACTGGCCCGAGTGTCTTTGGATTACGGAACGGCCGAGCAGCGGGTCGAGTGGGAGCGCGTCATCTCGGAAGAGTTTCACCGGACGCTTAAAGAATGGCCGGAGTTTGAATTTTCCCACCAAATGCTGGCTGACCAGTTCGTTTCGCACGGGGTTGGCGTGACGTATTTTGAAGACGAAGTCGATTGGCGTTGGAGAGTGGCGGGGCTTTCCGAGTTTCGTATGCCTCGGGGTACAAAGGCCAACGAGTTCGATATCGAATGCGCGACAGTGGAGCGCGAGTATCAGGCCCATCAACTTTATCATTACATCCGCGATACCAAGGTCGCCGCCTCGTTGGGTTGGAACGTCAAGATGGTCCGGCACGCGCTTTTAAGGGCCTGCAACGAACGGACGAACTACGAAATCGGCGAGTGGGAAAAGCTGGAGGTCGAGCTGAAGAATAATGACCTCCTCTATACGAACAGCCGCGCCAAGAAAGTGGACGTAGTCCACATGTGGGTTCGGGAATTCTCGGGGAAAGTCTCGCATTTGATGTTCTTGCGCGATCCAGTGGGTTCGATTGACGAAGACGATCCGGATGAGGAGTTTCTCTTTACCCGCGCCAATCGCTTTTCGTCGCCCGTCAACTGCTTCGTTACCTTTACGTATGGGGTCGGCAACGGAACGTATCACGGCATTCGCGGGCTTGGATTTAAGATCTACCCGCACATCCAGCTTCTGAATCGTCTGCGTTGCGGCATGGTCGATGGTGCGCTGTTAAGCTCGGCTTTAATTGTGCAGCCCGGCGATCAGGGCAGCCGCGCGCTCGAAGATTTGACGCTGTCGTACTACGGCCCTTACGCGTTGTTTCCTCCAGGACTCAAAGTTGTAGAGAAGGCCATCCCAGACTACAGCCGCAACATGCTGCCGGTCCTGCAAGACCTGACGCAGAACATGACCAACCGCACTGTCGGGTATCAGTCTCGCGCCATGAATGCGGACGGGCAGGCGCGTACTGCTTACGAGGTTAAAGCCCAGCTCCAGCAAGAAGCGGTCCTAAGCTCGGCGTCGATCAATCTGTTTTACCACCCGTGGAAGCGGTTGCTCACGGAAGTCTACCGCCGACTCAGCCGTCGCAAATACACCGCCATCGAACCCGGCGGCAGGGAGGCGGTCGATTTCCGCCGCCGTTGCATCAAGCGCGGAGTTCCGGAGGAAGCCATCTACCGCTGGCGCAGCGTTGAACCTGTCCGATCGATTGGGTTTGGCTCTCCTGGGATGCGTCAAATCGCAATCGAGGAGACAATGGCAATTTTCGGAAGCCTCGACGAGGCCGGTCGGATCAACCTCTTGCGTGATAGGATCGCGGCCCGCTTCGGCCAAGAGGTTGTGGATCGGTATTTGCCCGCTCCTGGAACGTCTTTGCGTCCGCCCATGGACGACAAGCTTGCGGTCATCGAGAACGGCATGATGTCGAGCGGCAGCCCGATGCCAGTGAGCGACGGAGAAAACCACTTTATTCATGCCGGCCGACACCTTCAGGCGCTTGAGCAAATGCAAGAGGGCATCTCCAACGGGGCCGACCCGATGGCGGCTCTTCAGGCCATGGACTTGTTCTTGCCGCACTTGGCCGAGCATGTTCAGAGGCTCGGCAGCGATCTTGTCCGCAAAGATCAAGTCGCCCTGATGCGCCAGCGTCTCCAGCAGCTCGGCGCGTCCCGCGACCGCATGGCTGACGAGTTGAAAGCCGCCGCCGAGAAGCAAGCGATGGCGCAGCAAGCCGAACAGCAGCGAATGATCGAGTCGGAGCAAGCTCGCATCGCCGCGATGGAGCAGAAGCTCGCCGAGTCTGAACAGCTTTCGCCAAAAGCCCGTCAAGAATTGATGGAGCGTCAAGCCAAGCTCCAGATGGACATCGAAAGGCATCAGGCGACCATGGCTTTGAAACAGGCCGAGATGTCCCAGAAGCTGGCGCTAAAAGACGCCGAGACAGCGGCCAAGGTTAAAATGGCGAGCCGCATGGCGGTTCCCGAAATCGTACCCACCGAATGAGAAACTACGCCAAAGAATACGCCGACTACCACGCGAAGCCGGAGCAAATCAAACGTCGCAGCCAACGGAACAAGGCTCGCCGTAAGATGGAGAAGCTCGGCCACGTTCGTAAGGGCGACGGCAAAGACGTCCATCACATGAATGGTATGTCGAATCGCCGTAGCAATTTGCGCGCGATCCCTAAATCGCTTAACCGAAGCATTCAATGATCCCGGGGTACAAGTTCAACCCGTTCAGCGGGGAGCTGTTTCCCATAACCACTGCCCGCGAGGCGGGGGCCGCTTCGCTGGCCTGTCCGGTGAAACGAGTTACCGGCGCGGGGACTTACTCATTGCAACTCGAAGACAGCGGTTCGGTCATCATTACCAATGATGACGCGATCATTTCGGTGCCTCCGTTTTCGGCAGTTCCTTTTGATGTCGGCACTCAGATTTTGATTTTTGCTCTCGGGGACGGGGCGCAGGATCCCGACGTGCAAGCGGCCTCCGGCGTGTTGTTGACCCCTACGAGTCTTTCGACGGGGCAAGTGCTTATCTGCATCGGACTTAACGATTGGCTTTTGGCGTAATATGTTAGCGATTCGCGGAGTATCAGAGCAGATCTCTAACTACATGGTATTCGACCCTGCTGTGGGGCCGTGGAGGACTGTGTCTTTGTCTTTGTTTGGCGGTTACGATACCAACGAAGTCTTTCGATATTTTACGGAGATATTCAAACCGATCTACGATGTTACCATTATTCCAGGGACCGAAGAGAACGGATGGAATGAGATAGCCACCGCTAGATTTCCAACGGGCAAGCCGATTAAACTGAGGTTGCTTAAACCCGAATACTTTAGCGTCAATGAATACGACGAAATGGTCTACCGATTCCCTAATTTTTGGGCTGACGGGCTTAGCGGCACTGGCGCCGGCCCAGGACTTGACGAGCCGTGGCGGCTGATCGAGCTAAACTTGGCGAACGTGCCTTTTTCTGAGATCCGCGTTCCCAACAACGGACTGCAATTCCTCGACGTGAGCGGGAACAATTTATTGCAGGTCCTTGATTGCAGTCTGAACAGCTTGACCAGCGCAACATTCAACATGGCCGACTCGGGCATTGTGTTTGATGGCGCCGGTCCTCGGCACATAGCAACATTGCGCGTTCGGTCTAACAATTTGACGACAGCTCCTTTTATCAGCGAAGCAAATTGCATAGTCACCGGCGAGTATGACGTCGCGAACAATCAAATCACCAGCATTGCGGTGGCGATGCCGCCTCCTGAGCGGTTTGATGTCAGCAATCAGTTTCCGAATAGCCCAACTCAAGGACTGACCTCGCTATCGTTTTCTGATGGCGTCAATCGGCCATCGTTTTGGTACGTGCAGAACAATCGTCTGACAAGTTTGCCCCTCGGAATAGCTGGGGTCAGCAGCGACGGATCTGGCTGGGGCGCGGTCCGCGAATTGGACTGCTCTAACAATCTTCTCACCGAATTAGTGTTCCCCGACGGGCCGCCCCCGGCGAACTTGTGGGGTAATGGATCGACCCCCGGCGGGTATCTTTTGGCTTCCTTGAACGTCAGCAACAACCAATTAACGACGCTCGATCTCCGTTACGTAGACACATTATTGGATTTGGATGTATCTGACAACGCCCCGCTTTCCAGTCTGACGCTGCCGAATAATGCAGTCATCACGTATGATCGGAATGACAGTGGCGTAAACCTACTATGGAATGTGCCCGATGCCATAACGGGCGATTGGTCTGACCCGCCGCTAAGCGGTACGTACGGTAACAATTCGTTCTTTTATCGTCACACACGCGGCCCCCGTCGTCTTATCGTTCGAAATTGCCCTGCGCTGAGCCAGATTAGCGCGATATCATCCGGAACGGCACTTATGTCGGTACGCGAACTTGATATTTCAGGCAGCGGTTTGACTTCGCTGCCCAACTCCAATCCTTCTCCGATATTCGGTTTGAATACCAGCTCTGGAAACCATAATTTTGCGACGT